GACAGTATTCACACATGTGATTACATCAACACATTGTGTCAATACTATCACACACTATGTCATGTGGTGTGTGTGGTGCATGTGTGCAACATGTTGTATTAGGGTACTAGGTAGGGTATGCTAGGGCACGGGCCTGCACAGTGTGCCCCCATGGGGTAAGGGCCTGAAATGTCAAGAGGGAAAGCGTAAGGGCGTGGCGAATTGCCCTAAGATAGTGAACAATGCCCTTAGTGGTCTTGCTCTCCCTGTGGCGAGCATGTCACACTGTGCACAAGGGAGAGTATGTGGGGAGTGTGAAGAGGTGGCGCAAATCGGGACAGTCCTAAACTGCGGCATTTAGGACATTTTTAAGCAGACAACCCAGGAAATTAATCCTGTTGCCACAAGGCCACACCCTGTAACATAGTGGCCACAGGGCCGCTCGTCAACGGTTTTTTAACCCTCCCAGCGGAAAAAGTGGATAAAAAGCGGTATTTTCCGGTAAATTGAGAACGAACCAGGAACGCATGTCCTGGCAAATGTCGTGCCAACGCTGAATGTCCCGAAACATGCGGTCTAGGACATGGGGAAATGGTTAATTATTGCTTAAAAGTCCGCTTTTGCGCAAGAAAATTGCGCGGAAAGGTAAACGGGGAGTAAAAGTGTGTCCCGTTTTGGGACGGGGCCCCGGCTTTTGACCGGGGCTATTCCCGCCTAGTCTGTGATGACAATCCCCCGGTCAGCTAGCGCGAGGAAATTGTAATAGAGCGTGTGACGATAGACCACGACTGCGAGCCAGCGCCCGTCATCCCGTTGTGTGGTCAGCACTGTGGCGCCTTCCGGGATAAGGCCGCGCGCTAGCTCTAGCGCTGCCATAGCGTTCTTGCGCGTGGCATAGCTTTTCGCGTTCGGAAGCGTGTCGGTTAGGTATCGCATGGTCAGCCCCCCATACCATGAATGCGGCCATCGTCGCCAACAATAAGCGAGTATTCCCCAACCCGCTTGCAATAGGCGTCCATTTGCGAGGCGAAGGGCTCTTGCCAGTCGCCATCCCAAAACCCGCAACCGTGGCCGTTGCGCGTCAGCCAAAAGTCATGCCCCGCCAATTCGACGGCATGGGCGCCGGACCGGCCTTGATAGATGCCGGGGCGAAACAGATCGGACCAGAAAAGATCGATGAAGGCCGCGCAATCCTTTTCCATTTCCGCGCGAGTGTCGGGGTCCAGATCGTCGGCCGTATAGTTATCGTCGAGCGGATTTCCGCCCGCGTCGTCGCTCTCATCATTCGAAGACCAAAGGGCCGCCGTGATGTAAGCGTGGATGAAACGAGCCTCGGAAGCGTTGCCAGCGTCTTGTCCGGATGCGGTTTTTACGGTCATGGTGTGGTGCCTTGTGATGTGATTTTGACTGCCATCAAGGTAACAGATCGCCACTAGAAAGGCACCCAAAGTCACATTGCATGGTTAGCAGAGGGTAAAAAGAGCCGGGGATTTCTCCCCGGCGAGTTTCACCATGTTCGGACGGTGAGAAGAATTCACGCCGCAGCTAGGTAGCCCTCCGCCATGTCCCAAAGGGCCCGGTTGATGCGGTTCGCGCCATCGATCGTGCCGACGGGGCGGGACGTGCGGCGCGCCATGCGGCGATTGACGTGTGCGACAGTCACCAAACCGCCGCGCAGCGTGTTCTCCTGAATGCGGTTGAAGACCGACCACAGATCATTCCCCGCGTCCCCGAAACGCCGCACAGAAAGCATGCGATCGGGGGCCGGAAGGATGCGAGGGGCGGAATTGTCGCCGCTCGCGTCGTCGTCGTTTTCCAGGTTGAACCGCAGCGCATGGGCACGCGTGGCGAAAGCGTGTTGCTGATCCCGCGTCAGCATAAGCCGCGACATGTCCGCGACTCGCGATGCGATGCCGTCGAATTGCTCGACAACGGAATAGGTCGCGTCAATGACTTGCGGCACGATATGCGAGCGATGAGCGATGCGGTAGGATTGCCACGCATTGCCAACCATTAGGCCATTGAGGCACACAAGGCGCAGCAATCCCGCGCTGACCTGGAAGGATGACGTGCCATCGTGCGAATTGACAATGGTCACCTCGGGAACGCTGTCACCGATCTGTCGCACCTCGGCGGAAGGCTGGCGAAGCCGGATCATGTGGCGCTGATAGCCGCGACGATCTTCCTTCCGCACGCGAGCCACGGCAGCCCCGGTGACGTTATATCCCCGGCTCAGAAACTCATCGACAACGTCAAGCGTCGTCGCGTGGCCGTAGCGTTCCGATCGGGAATAGTGCGGCGCGAGTGCAGTCACGGCGGGGACCATGGCGATAAGCTCATCGCGCGAGATCGGGGAATTGATGCGGTTAGTCGAGAGCATGGGAGTTATTCCTTTTCGTGGGGGATTGGATTAGCGGCGAAACTGCGAAACGAGATTGCGCATTTCAGCGCGGCGAGAAGCCTCAGCCTTGCGGGCGGAATTGGTCCGCTCAACCTGAGTCGTCTCATCCCAACGGGCTTCCGGGGCGCGAATGATGCTGGCGATCGGCTTCACGTAGGTGGCGGCGGTCATGGTGATTTTCCTTTCTGTGTGGCGCCGTGGCGCCGTGTTGATGTGACTTATAAAAACACATCGCCACTAGCAAGTCACCTCTAGTCACTCTATATGGTTACTTTTGAGTTAATTGTGCCTTGTGGTCACGCTGCGGCGCGCACAAATCCCGATGTGTCCCCGATTGCGCGGCCCTTGGCCCTAAGCCCGACAATGACGCCGCGCGGGTCCCCCGGCCTATAATCGTGCACGTCCCCGTCAATGACGGGAAATGAATGCCCCTGGATAACGAATGTCCGGGGCAATTCGTGACCACGGGTCACATTGAAAGCCACGGCAACATTCATTCCGCCGTGTACCAACGCATGTAATGCGTCAGCATCGTTATTCTCGGCGAGCGAAAACGTCAGCCGATAATTCGACGGCAGATTGCGGCGATTAGCTATTTTCGAGTAGTCATAGAACGATGTAGACGGGAATAATTCCATGACGTTTCGCGCACCATTGGCGGGGATTGTTTCCCAACGAATATCAGACGTTGCATTAAGCCGAACGCCGCACACCATGCGCAATTCGGCCGCACGCGTCGCGTGCTTTGCCAATTCGCGGACCAATGCCACCATGAACGCGGGGCGATCCGTGAAAAAGGCGCGAGTCTTTGCAACACGGGACCGGGCCTTGCCAGCCATATAGGCGGGATTTCCGGCCGTGTGAAGGCATGCGGCTTTGCATCCCGCCGTTGCCTTGGGGCACACATTGAAACCGCCGAGGGAAGCCGGGGCAAGATGCATCGGCGCCGTGAGAAAACCGAAATCTAGGCCTTTTGCAAGTTTGGGATTGGCAATAGGGCGCGCCAAAAGCGAGCCAATACCGTGCCGAGCATAAAAGGCGCGAGCCTCCGGACCCGTGCGACGAATGTATGCGGCGAATGTTTCGCCATTAGGAAACTGCAACATTTGCGTTACTCCACACCGTAGGGCCAAGTAGGGGACGAATGGCAGCTAGTTACGCCGCAATCGAGTTTCCCGGTTTTCGTGACTTGAAACAACGTGTTTTCGAGCCAATCGCGATCCGTCAAGAATTGGACGCAATAGCGGCGACCGTCGCCCCTCAACTCGCGCGCCCATGCAGGGACGTGTTCGCCCGTGTAGCGGTGGCAATAGGCCCGCAGAACGTGCGCTTGCTCGACTGCAGTTAGCTCAGTGCCCCGTTTGTGGGGGCGATCGTGTCGAAAGTGTCGGGGCATGGTGACGTTACTCGCGTTCGTTGTTCGTGGCACTAGAAATGGCATATCGCCACTAGGAACACAAACAGAGTCACCATATGTGGTAAATATTAACCTACATGTCATCGCACACTCGCAATTGAGGTGACGCTAGGGCACTATGCGGGGAATCAGTAACACGGGACCGCACACCATGCCGCGCACACCCAAAGGGCCGAACGTCATCCTTCCCAAGCTGTCAGACAATGCCCGTATCATCTTCGCCGAGAATGTGATGGCAGCGCTCCGGAAACGGGGAACGATCGGCCGCGCAACATTCGTCAAGAAAAACGGCGATTTGCGTAATATTCGCTTCATCATTTCGCAGTCGGCGAGTTATCAAGCCAAAGGGTCCGAGGTTGCGGCGCGAACACAAGCGGACAATCCGCACCTATTCCGCGCGATTGACCTTGACGTGTACCGCAAGGCGAAACGCGAGGGGAAAGACAAGCAAGCCGCAATGGCGGAGGCTTTCCGCACCATTAACGCACTCACACTAAGGGAGGTGTCGGTTAACGGCGAGGTAATTGCGCTGTCCTGACAGCAATTCAGACTTTCGTCACCAACGCGAAATAGAGCCATAAGGGCCGGGGCATACAGCCCCAATCGCGGCACCATGTTTGCAATGCGTTCGGCTCGCGTCGAATGCAAGCAACGTGGCGCCGCGATTTTTTGCGTTCGGGACCATTAGGGTTTTGTTTACCATGTGGGAAGTTGTCCCATTATGGCACGACTATTCACGTCTTGTTTACGTTGTGTCATTTTGGCACAGGCGTTCACGATCCGTTAAGGTTGTATATGACTGGTTAATTTTCGGTAAACTCGCGTCAGATTTTGGGACTCCCCGGTACCGGGGGGAGGGGGTAGGGGGTGAGCCCGTTCCAAAATTTCCCCGGGGGGCGGGGGGCGACCCGGTTCCAAATTTCGGCCCAGGCGCGATCGAGATCGAGTTCTGGCGTGTTCCAATGTTCCGATGTTCCGGCGGAACACCAAGACTTTTCTAACCATGACATCATACGATCGTTGTCGCGGTGGCGGCATGACAGCTATTGTCAGCCGCGATCACAAGCGCGCACGCGTGCACACTGAGAACGGATGTAGAACAACATGTCGACGACTCCCGCCATTGTCCAGATCGCCCGCGAGACGCTGAGCCAGCCCGTGGTCTACGATCTTCATCAGGCCAACGCTCGGGTGGCGGCTGACGTTGAGGCTTCTCCGACCTTCAGCGCCAACACGATGCTCCAGCTCCTGACCGAGCGCTACGGTCCGCGTCGCGAGGACGCCATCGCCGCGTTCTCCCTGCATTCCGGCAAGGACCGCCGCACGGTGTTCCGCTATCTCTCGGGTGAGCTGCCAATCCCGCGTTGGGCGGCGCTGCTCACCGTTCTACTTCACTCCAGCACGGCCCACCAGATGGACGAGCTGTGGAACAAGGCACGCGAGGCGGCGACGACCTATCCTCCGGTATGACAGTGTGACCGCGCGCCCGGCATTTCGAAGAGGAGGGGGTCCTTTTTTCCTGGAGACCCCTCCCCCTTCGAAAATGATGAGGGTCCCCGCCTTTAACGGCGGGAGGTGCCCGTCCCTCTAAGTTTCTTGGTACCCAGGCGCACCTTTTTCCTGACGCTGTCCAGGTACTGTGACGTCATGTCCGCCTGATCGTCCTCGGCGGAGCCGGGGAAGGCCAGGATTTCCGTCTCGTACGCATCGAGCCACGCCGCGCGCTCGGGCAGCCACACCTCGCCCGCGCGCCACATGGGCGTGCAGCCGTCGAAGCGGAACTCTTTCGAGCGCTGACCCGGATCGATCGCAACAACAGGCGCGGGTGCATTCGCTTTGAAGAGCTGAATGATCTGCGTGCCCATACCCTTGTCTTCGATCAAGATTTGATCGGCCCTCCAATGATTGGAAAGGGTCCTCAGCTTGTCCATCACTTCCGTGATTTCCATTTTCTGGAACACCACGTCGGCGAGGTAATGCCAGCGATTGGCGTCCTCGATCCACACGCCGATCGCCGTCTTGTTCGAACGCTCCGTCGTCTTGTTCGCGGTGTCGACGCTGATGGTGATCTTGCGTGCGCGCTCGTGCGGCGCCGCGTCAGCTCCCGCGTCCTTCGACGGCAGCTTCTCGTAGCGCTTCACCCAGCTCAGCTTGATCAGAGCGCCTTCATCGTCACGCGGCTTGCCCTTGTAGAGGGCCCACCACTGGCGCGACGGCAGTGTGTTCTTGAACTCCATGATCTCGGCGTTCGTGTAGTAGCTCGGCCAGAGCACTTCACCGATGTCACGCCCGAGCGGATCGAGAGCAGCCTCCTCTTCAGTTTCGACGATGCCCGGCAGGTTCAAAATCGTCCAAGGGATACCTTTGCCTTCCTTGTTGTAGTCGTGGATCATGCCGATGACGTCATCGAGCGCGAACCGCGTGCCCACGACAAAGAGCGGCGCCGCCGGAAGCAGACGCGTGCGGAAGTCGCCCCAGAACCAAGTGCGGACCTTCTTCTTGATCGCTGCCGAGTCTGCGTCCTCGAAGGAGCCGATCGGATCGTCAACGTGTCCGCAGTGCCCACGATAGCCTGCGAGCTTCTGGCCCGCGCCCTTCGTGACGTACTGTCCGCGTCGTCCCGCCAAGCGCCAGTTGCCCGCCGCAGCGGTGCTGGGCGAGATCATCACCTCAGGAAACACTTCCCGGAAGCGATCATCGTCGACAATGTCGCGCGTGTGCTGACCGAACTCCTTCTCCACGAAGTCCTGAGAGTGCCCGCCGACGATGTAGCGCTTGTTCGGATTGCGTCCGAGATACCAAGCCACGAAATAGCGGGTACAGAATTTCGTTTTGGCGTGACCGGGCGGCATCGAAATCGCTGACCTCAAGAGGTCTCCGCGCTCGATCGGCTCCAGCATGTTCTCGCACAGCCATTCGTGATGAGGCGCAGGCGGCTCATCCGGCGTCATGAACTCGACGAAGCACGCGAGACTGTCCCGCGCGTTGTCGCGCAGCTTGTCCAGATACTCGCGCTCAAGGCGCTCGCGCTCGTGCTCCAGAGCTTCCAGGACATTCTCGGGATTGGTCATCCCGAGCTTGTCGAGGTAGTTCTGGTCAGCCTTCACCAGCGGTATCTTCGTCCGCAGACTCTCCGCTACCCTCGTCTCCAGGCTCGCCATTGAAGAGATCGAGTGGCGATACCTTCGTTTCTCGTTGAGGGGCAGGTTTGGCATCGACGGGGGGAACACCTTTGTTCGGCTTGGAGTCGGGCTTCATGTGACCGGTCAGTTCGCCGATCATTTTGAGGGCCTGATTGGCTGCGGACGTCTGGCCCTTCTTTCGAGCCATCTCCAGGTTTTTCATTGCTTCGAGCAGCAGCCATTTCTGGTCGAGAACTTCGTGCTCGATCTTCGCCTCGCGTAGGCGTTCCCGCATGAGGCGGTCCTGCTCCATCGCGTTCGAATGCTCGGCAATCAGCTCGTCAATTCGCGCCCGCACTTCCGGCTGCTTTGCGAGCCCGGATGGGGCCGCGTTCGTGTCGCCGGAATAGCCTGCCTTTTTGTAGGCATCGACGTAGGTGCTTCCGGCAGCAACGTACTGACAGAAGCGCTCGCGCCGGGCGTTATTCAGAACAGGCATCTTAGGTTACCGCAGGGTTGAATGTTGACCTGAAGTAACATAATGTCCCGAAATGATCAAGACGGTAAACAAGGCGATCGTAGGCGTGGACCCGGGGCTCTCAGGCGCCTTGGCTCTCGTCGGGCCCAAGCTCCTGACGGCGCGGATGCCCGTGCGCATGAACGGCAAGAAGAGGGTTGTAGATGCGGCGGAGGTGTCCGCCCTCTTGAAAGCCTGGGGACCCACGCACGCCGTGATCGAGAACGTCTGGGCGTCGCCGCAGATGGGCGTGGTCTCGGCGTTCTCGTTCGGGCACTCGAAGGGCGTCGTCGAGGCCGCCGTCGCTGCCGGGATCGCGCCCGAGAACGTCTACATGGTCGCGCCCGCCGTCTGGAAAGCCCGCATGGGCGTCACCGCCGAGAAGCAGACCTCCATCAAGTTGGCGATGAAACTGTTCCCAGGGCTCGGCAAGCTGACCGCCGATGAGGCAGAAGCCGTTCTATTGGCGGTATACGGGATGCTGTTTCTAGCCCAGCCAAAGGGCCTCTGACGGGCGAGAGACTTCAGGGGGTAGGTAGGGTACCTGAAAACTCATCGCGCCCGCCAGGACGCGCTTTGGCTCGGGAAAAACAGGCAAAGTCACCCTGCCTTGGTCCTTACGCAGGCGAAGCGGTCGCGTAGAGCCTGCTTCTGCTCCTCCGAAAGGTTCCGAACACGGTTCGGGCTCTTCCCCAGGCGGTAGGGATACAGATCACAAGTTGTAAACTTACAACTCTTGCCCTCCTGGGTTGAATACCCAGAACAGTCCAGACAGCGGCGGCGGATCGCCTTCGTGCGCGAACCTTGCGCCACCTCCCGCGCAGATGTCTCATCCTCCAGGGGGTAACCGTCCAGCGGGGGGACCTCTGCCAGGATTTCGGGCGTCGGGCGCTTGCCGAACCTTAGCGGCCAAAGCGGGCATCGCGTCGCCGGGCACAGCGCGACTTCGTTCGAGCTGCCGTTGCAGCACCACAGGCAGTGGCGCCGGACGGCTTTCAAGGGGCTGGGGGCTTCAGACGACACAACGGACTCCCGGTGGTTACCGAGAGTCCGCTTATCAGGCCCCGCATGGTTATCGCAAGTCACCCGCGCTTGACGAACGCCTGGGAGAACTGCTGGGAGCCGACGTAGGCCCGCACCTGCCAGCCGTCGGAGCGCGGCTCGAACCGCACGACGTAGGAGTCCTCGATCACCACCTCCTGGTCGTGGATGCCCTGGCAGCGGTAGACGTCCGTCAGCCCAACCTGGAGGAGCCAGCGCTTCGGGTCCCCGCCGTGGTCCGCCTGCAGGGTGTAGCCGGTCTTGCGCGTGTGCGGCGCCGCGACCTCCAGCGCCTTACCGCACATCCAGGCGTAGCGCGTGGTCGGGTCGGCGTACGTGATGCGCCCGAGCTGGGAGAGCCCCGCCCAGACGAGGTTGCCGACGACGAACAGCACCACGACGGCGAAGCCGATCCAGAACTGGCGGCTCTGGACATCGGACGATCGCCTGTCCTCCTGCGCCTTGGTTCGAATGCTGCGAGCCACATCGGACGATTGCCGTGTGTCGAGGGCCTTGTTCCGTAGCCGCTTCGCCACATCGGACGATTTCCTGTCCTCCGCTTGGTTGGTCCTGATCCGCTTGGCGACATCGGACGATTGCCGGGTGCTCGACGACGGCACATTCTTCGGGATCGCATCCATCGGGTTCTTCCTCGGTACTCGATACGTCGGAGACAGTCCTCTTACCAGAGGCTGGTTAGGGAACGCTTTCGGGGTACGCATGTGGGTCATCAGGTCATCTCCGAGTTGGCTCAGGTGACCCTAAATCACTTCGTGACGATATGCCATCACTTTCGGGCGAGAGCCCATCGTCCGATGTTGTCGTGGGTAACGAAAGGTTACAGACTGGTTGTGCCTACATCTTGCGGGGACCTGGGACCGGTCTTCTAAGAGCTGGGCGTGGGCTGCGCCCCTGTTGTCCAGTTGGCAGTGCAGTCACGGTTTCAGCCCCGCCTATAGGGATTTGGAAAAAAAAAACACATACCATTATTATTTTTCCATCTTCCTATATATAGATAGAGAAAGGTGCTAATACTGGACAGTAAGATAGAATAATCCAGGAAATACGGGCTTTTTTGGCTTAGCACCCACTGGACACGCCGGTCCAGTCGACTGCACAGTGATCCGCACACCGACGGTTGCCTCACAACCCAGAGTCGTCCAGCCAGTTGTTGTGCAACCAGTCCCGCAGATCGACGGCGTGCATGTAGTCCGTGTTGGTGATACCACGCTCTTTGAGTTGCTTCTCCCTCTTACGCCGCTCCCAGCGCGTGCGTCGGTTGCGGACGTGCGTCCCTTGGTTGCGCGCCCTGACGTACGCAACCACAGAGCGGTAGTCCGCGTCGTGGTGAACACGGTTTCGTAGGAAGCCCCGGCGGTCCTCGGCACCGCCCCGGGCAGCCGGATCGGGGATGAAGAACACGGTTCCGAACGACGTTCCGACCATGTCAGCGGAGCTGATCACGAGGTTGAACGTCAGGCCTAGCGCGTGCAGGATCGGGCGGCGATCGTCCTTCGACTTGGACCAGTCGACGCCGAACGCACGGCGGAGCACGTTGGGCGTGGCCTCACTGCGGTACGCACAGACGTACCAGGGGCGCGGGAATTGCTCCCTCAAGCGGCGGAGACGCGAGACTTGCTCGGGGGTCTGACCCTCGACCACGCCGGTCCAGTGCTCGCCGATGACGATAGGATGATCGTCGGGCAGCGCCTCCAGGTCTGCGATCGACGTCGGGCCCCTGTTCCTCTTGGCCTTCCGGGACCCCGCCTTCCGGAGATCGCGGGCGGCTTTCAGCCCGGCGAGACGGCGGGCATTTCGACCCTGGGGGGCCCCCCGGGCCGGGGGACCCGGCTCCTCACGATCGAGGATCGTCTCACGCTCGGGGGACGGCACGGTAGTGAGCCTCCACGATGCGATCGAGGTGCTGCGTGTGCGGGCCACGATCCTCCGTGATCTGCAGCGACATGTCGGGGCGGAGGTAGCCGGTGTAGGTCACCGTGATCCCGAGAATGGACGTGAACGGCGGGCCGCGCTCGATGAACAGGTCCAGGTCGGACATCTCGTCGAAGTCGTACTCGACGTCGGAGACACCGTGCGCCGTCTGATAGGCGATCAGCGCGTGCCAGCGGAACGACACCTCGCGGAAAGACTGGGGACCGTCCTGGTCAGTGTTGGCAGGGACGTGGGTCATCGTGTGTGGGCCTCAACCCTGATCTGTGCGTAGTCTTCGTCGGAGATGGCGCCGAAGTTCTCCCGGTTGGCGAGGTATCCTTTCGCCTGGGCCTCGGTGACGAACTCCATCCACAACTCGCCGTTGAGGGCGTAGGACCCGATCGTCCAGCGACCCTTCTTGGTCCTGACGTACTGGGGGCCTCCGGACTTCGTTCCGCCGATCGTCCAGGTGATGATGTAGACGGTCTTCGGCGCGGTCTTCATGGGTGGTGCCTCTCCGTATTCGGTAGTGTCACCATGCCACAACACGCCCCGTCAGTTCAAGTCACGCGAGTGACCACAGTTAACAGACCATCACCCCTTCAGCCGTTCGTACGTCGGACAGTTCACGCCGTCCGACCCTTCCATGTGGATACGGTGCTCGATCATGCTCGGGCGCCACCAGGGATGGCGCGTCACCGAGTCCGGCATCGCGGGCAGCTCCACCGGGTAGATGCAGGGATACGCCAGGGTCGAACGCACCACCCGACGCCCGAGGGAGTCCGGAACGATGTGAAGGTGCTTACAGGTCTTGCAGCACTGGCCGGACATCGGACCATCACTCCTTCAGAACCTTGACCACGGGATTGCGCTCGCCGGATCGGAGCGACCGAACTGCTCTGCGCACGTTGCATTGAAAGGCGAGCTTGCGCCGAGGAAAGTGGAACGCCCCCTTGGTCAGCGAGACGACGAGCACGATCGTGTGTCCGTCGATCTGCCCGATCAATCGTCCGTGCGGGGACCCGCCCTCGACGCGCACGTTCTCTAAGCCCTCGCTCTCGGCGATGCGGATGTACTCTTTCGCGTTCGCCGCCGTGCCCACGACATCACCCTTTAACGTAAGGCAGCAGCGTCAGCACGCCGAGGATGATCGGGAGCGCGCGGAAGAGCGCGTCGCTGAGGATGTTCTGCGTCTTCACGATGGCGCCCATGAAGATCAGGTAGAGCGCGGCGGCGAGTGGTGCGTAGGCGATCAGCGTGTTGGTCACAGGGTCCATGGTCATTCCAGTCCGTTGTCTTTCTTGATGGCGTCGATCACGTCCGCCGCCTTCATATGTGAGTACGGGCGACCGTTGACGACGATGAGCGCGACCACGGTCTGCGGGTCTACCGACGACTTGATCTGCGAGATGGCGAACTTGGCCTGGGCTTGAGCCCGGGCTTTGGCCTGTGTGGTCATGACACCTTGTCGTCCTGGTAGGTACACGGCGCGCACACGTAGGCGCGCTTCGCGCCCAGGAACGTCCAGTCACAGCACAGACACTTCGTCAGGTACGGCCCGGGTGCCCACGCGTTCTTCGCTGGGCGCATGTCGACGGGCCTCTCACCCGGCGACGGGACTTCCGCGACCAGTGCGTGATAGTTGTCGACAGGCGTGTAGTTGAAGTCGGGACCTCCCGTCGTGCCGCGCGTGACGTTGATCCAGAAACCGGTCGACGCCTCGTACCAGTGTCCGTTGGTCCCCCACACGAAGTTGGGATGGTTCTTGGTGAAGCCGCCGATCCGTGTGATCGCGCAGTCCTTGGCCTTGTAGGTCTTGTCGACTTCGAGCTTCACGTTCGTCTCCCTTGGTGTGGTGACACTATGCCATCACCCTGGGCGTTTCTTCAAGTCACGATCGTCGGTATAGTTGACGGGCGATGACTTGGGTGTCCGGCGCACCTCACGTTCCAGGTACTTGATGATGCAGCCGTTCTCTCCACGCTGGGCAGGGGTCGGCGCCCACATCATTCCGGTGGTACCATTCTTGTAACGGATGATCCGCCCACGCATGTTGGTCTTCGTGCACCGGAAGAAGCCGAGCCCGATGTGCTTCCAGGCTCGCGACTCCCAGTAGCGGACCTCTGACGGTGTGGGCTTGTTGACGCGGGCCATCAGTCGGCGTTCTCGACATGGAAGTCCGTCAGATAGACTTCGACCAGCACGGTGTCGCCGCGATAGGTGATCTCGGTGCGCTCGACCCACCCAGACACGAACGCGATGCCCTTCTCCTCTTGCTCGTTGCGCGGTACCTCGTAGGTGACGCGGGCCTCCGAGGGCGGGGTCACGTCCGAATAGAAGCTGATGACGGGCTCAGCGGCTTCGCCGTGATCGCTGTCCAGCAGTTGGATGAGTGTCGACATTTTCTACTCCAACATTTCGTGACCACACTTCACTCGCGCATCGCCTTGCGCATCTCCGCGACGTCGACCTTCTGGGACTCCAGGAGATCGAGAGCCTGCGCGGGGATCGCGAACACGCCGTCGTAGTCGGTGAGGGTACGCTTGCCGTTCTTGTCGATCGAGAACGTCAGACCGATGTCGACCGTCTCCTCGATCTCGGGGATGTCCCACTCGATGAAGCCGGTGTTGTCGTCGTAGTAGAAGAGCGTCATCGTGGACTCGGTGTCCTCGGCGACGCTCCACTGACCGAAGCTGTTCTCCTTGTTGATCGGCGAGCGGAAGGTCTTCTCGGCGATCTTCTCGGGGGTGTCGTTTGCCATGGGTGCCATCTCCTGGTTGGTAGTGACACCCTGCCACATGTCATGCTGTCATTTCAAGTCACGACAGTGGGCTTGGTTACGAAATCCCTACCGAGCATCGTTCGACCTAGCGCGCGGGCGGCGATCCTCTGGCGGCGGTTCAGCTCGGTGACGAACAAGTCTGCCGACATCCCCTGATCCCAGGAGAAGTGGAAAGGGTCCGCACACTCCTCCAGCGCCGCCTTCAGCGTCTCCATCTCCGCCAGCGTCGGTCCACGCGCCGACTGTATCTTCGCCCACAGGGACTCCGAGGTGCGCTGCACGGCCTGCGCGTCTGCCAGCACCTGCGCCGCTTGGCGCTGAATAGAGCGACAACGGTACTTGGCATACTCCCAGTAGAGAACGATCCCGGCAGCGATCACGGCGGCGATGCCGAAGAGGGCCCAGACGTCGTCGGACATGTCAGTATCCTTCGATGGTGATGGTGGCGTTGCGCCCGCCGTTACCGTCGACGCATACGGTCAGATACTTCCATCGCGCGCGGTCGGGTTCCTTGAACCGGAACACGCGGCACCCGGCAATTGAGCCGAGAGACTGAATGGTCGTCGGAACGATTGAGTCCAGCGTCTCTTGCTTAACCTGCTCGTCATGGCGGCACCCCGCCAGCACCAACAAGACGGCGGCGAGGGCGAACACGAGGAGAGAGGAGTAGACGCCCTTGTGGATCATGACAGGGTCCTCATCGGCTCGGCACTCACGGCGTTGTCGGCACAGTCCGCGACGTGGTAGCCCCGTCCGGAATAGGCGAGCGACATGTTCGGCACCAGGGCCATGCCGTTGACCCACGGGACGACCATGATGTCGATGCCGTACACCTGTCCGCGTACGTAGTCGAAGTAGGGGCCGACGGGATTTGACGGACCGTGACGGACTTCGAGCGTCTTGATGAAACCGAATGCGTGGAACAGCTCACGATCGTTGACCAGCTCGCGGTAGGCGTCCCGGCCCATCACGAGCATCCACTCGCTGGCGTCGAAGTTTCTCCATCCGATCGTGCTCTCGACGATCTCGAACACACGCCCGCCGATCTGCGCATTGTCGAAAGGACCGTAAGACACTTTCTCGACCGTGATGTGCCTGTGAGCGCCGATCTTCTTCAGTACCCAGAAGCACAGACGCTGAAGCCAGCGCCATCCCCGGTCCTTCCGAAACTCAAACGCGTCTTCAACGGTCGTCGGAAATAGTTCGAGTCGGCCCTTCATCATCTCGACGGTCTGCGGTCGCGGCACGTTAGGACTCCCCCTGTGTGGTGCGGCATGTCACCCCTGGTAACATGACGCCACGCCACCGTCATCCTCCGTCACGTTGTATGGTTAGCTCGTCCCACATAGCCCGCGACCTTCAACATCGGACGAACGATCTTCAGAAGGTCCAACAGGTATCGGTGAGTGAACCATCCGCACTTCTGGTCGTACCGATTGAGATCGATCGCGAGCTGTTCGTCGTCGAGATCGAGCACGGCGAACCCGTTGTCGTACGCGTTGACGATCGCGTCGAACACGTACTTGGCGTTCTCGTCGTCAGTCCGTGTCTTCGCTGTCGTGCGGGGCATCGACCATACGCTCCTTCACAAAGCCGAGGTAATAGCGGTTCGCCGGGCGCTTCTCCTCGCGCACGAGCCGCACAGTGACGAGACGGTTCTCGTTCTTCGGATCGACGATCTCGTAGGTGCCGCGCCGATACTTGTTCGTCAGCACCGTGCCCACCTGCTTAGGCCACGCCGCTTGATTGCGGTCCCACTTGATGTCCCACTCCTGGCCCTCGACGCCGACCATGCTGAGACGCGCGCGGGTGAGCAGCTCGTTGACGGTGAACTTGTCCTCGCCGAAGTTCTCGTAGATGAAGCTGATGATGTTCGCCTGCTCAGCCGTCTCCGTGTCCTCGGTGATGCGATACAGCTCGGGCGTCCGCAGGAACTCGGTGAAGCCAGCAGCCTCCATGATCCCGCACATCACCTCCGACCAGCGGTCGAAGGAGTTGATGACGCGCGAACCACGCGGGCAGCCCTTCTTGACCCAGTTCAACAGCAGAACGTGGATCGCCCAGATCATCTGCAGGCGGTTCTCGGGGAGCCACGTCGCGAGCTGGTGCTTGAAGTCGGTTCCGACCTTGCGATCGAACGCCGGGTTCGCCGTCGCCGCGTCGAGACGCAGCGGGATCAGGCGTCGCACGATCTCCGCCGCCGCCTTCACGTCGTTGCCAGCAATCACCCACATGGTGCGGTTCGGCACCGTGAGGATTTCCGTGGCGCCGAGCTTGCGATCCTTCCACACGTTCGCCGTCAGCACCGCCGCGAGAGACGCCGAGACGATACGATGCCGGATGTTGTCGATGAAGGACACGGCGTCGCCAGCGTGCAGAGCGCTGGTGATGTGCTTGCGCACCTCCTCCTCGTTCTCAGACAGCGCGAGCGCTGACGAGAACGCACCGTTGAACGGATAGGAGATGCAGTCCGCGAGGAACCCGGCGCCCGTGCCCTGCTTCGATTTGTCGATGAGGTACGCAGGCGTCGGCGCGTCGATGTAGTCCTGCACGAACGGCTGGATCATCATTGCGAACGCGACCTGTCGAGACGCGCGCCCGCGATCCAGGTTCGGCATCGGGAAGCCGTCCTCGTCGACATCCTCCGACTTGATCGAGTGCGGGTCCTCGCCGTTGAACGCGTCGGAGAACGGGAAGTCGCGGATGGCCTCGAACAGGATCGCCTTGGCCTCGTCGACCATGTCGTCCGTGATCTCGTCGACCTTCGGCGGCGTCTCCAGCTCCATGGGCGGATCAATCCACGAGCGCAGTCCGGGATCGTATCCAGCCTCGGCGCGGATGGTCAGGTCTTTCGACAGCACAGGCACGCGGATCACACGACGGATTTCCGGCATGCCGGTGAACGCACGCATGAGCGCGCGCATAACGAACGACGACGGCTCTGCGCTGCGCGGAACGCCATTTTGGTCGAGACGAACGAAGCGCACCTGCAGACTGACCAGTGCAAAGGGCAGCTCGCGGTCACTCGGGATGTCTTTCAACATCGGACCATTGGGCGTCGTGATTACTTGCGTCAGCGTTCCGTTCGGACGAGAGAAAATCCGAGGGCTCGTCTCGTTGCGTCGGCGTACCTGCGCAACGGCGACATTCACCTGCACATGGGCAGGCCAATGTGTGTGGATTTCATCGTCCCAAGTGTCAGGGTCATCGGGACCTTCCGACCCCCCGGCGCCCTCACGAGCGGCCTGGGCGGCTTCACGACGCGCCTGTTCCTCCTGCTGTCTCAGACGACGGCGATGCTCTACACGCTTCCGATCCAGAGACTTCCTGACGGCGGTCTTGCCCAGACGCGTGCGCTGGACGAGGATGTCCACAAGCCCGTTGGCGACAATGTTGTCCGGGTAGCGCGCAATGTCGTCCAGGATGGCATCAATCTCAGTGGGCCGGATTTCGGCAGTAGTCGCCAGTACGCGGTCGACAAGCTCCTGCGGGAAGCCCGGGAACGCGTCACTCGTCGGCGGAGGCGGAGGAACCTCCTCCCGCTGCGGGACCTCGATCAGGAAGTCGTCGAGCTGGGTGAGCGGATCGGTGATGCCGAGCTGTTGGAACAGCTTGTCACAGAACCACGCCTTGTCGCCGCCCGAGGCGGAGATGCACGATGCGTGGCGGCAGCCCATCCAGAACGGGCTGTTGCCATCACTGTTCGTGACGACGAACGCACGGTCACCGGCTTTCTGCTCAGTGTGGTTCTCCTCGTTCGGGCAGCGGTACTCGACCTTCTCCGCCGAAGGCCTACCACGGATGTTCTCGGCATCGAGCCGATCGACCATGTCGGCGGCGAGGAAGTTGCGGCTGTGCTGACTGAGGAACGCAAGCAGGTTCGGCGTCACGAACTCGTGCTTGACGCCGGACTCCATGTTCGCGAAGCCCTGGAAGACGGCGATGGCGCGCGCTTCCTCCAGCGAGTAGAACCGTTCACCTAGGATCAACTGGGAACGGTACTGGTTCAACGCGTCCTGATCAGGCACACGCGGGAAGTACATCAGACGCGAGGGGTCGACGCAGCTCGGGTCGAACGGGATGTCGAGATAGACGCACGTCGCCTGATAGAGCGCAGACCACAGCTTGATCTGATCGGCCTGATTGGTTCCGGCGCTGAAGTCGAACGGCTCGGCGAGCGGAATGATGACACGCATGCGCTCCATGGGCGCGTGCTTCACCACGTACTTGACGCCGCCTTCGCGGAAGTCGCGCACGCAGTCCGAGACGGTCTCGACGAACGCGTCGCGCCAGCCCTTCTCAATCGACAGGTACATCCGGGCGGCGCCGATGTCGTCACGCGGAACGTCCGGAACACGACGACGGAAGTTGGACAGCGCTTGCTCAGCGATCTCCGTCTCTCGCTTCATGTGCGAGTAGGTCGTGTAGACCGCCGAAGTGATGCCGTGGCTGGTGAGCCGTGCGATCACCTCGTCAACGGTGATGCCGTTCTCGACGTCGAGAAGCATGACGTAGTTGCAACGCACGTTTCGCGCGATGCGCTGCCCGCCCGCGAGCGAGCCGGACAAGAAGCACCGACCGTCCTTCTCGCCGATAACGGCGTTGAGCGCGCCGCCGATGAAGTGATGGAGCGCCGCCTTCGTGTTGCGGAAATTCTTGTCGGACTTGTTGGCGCCGACGGCGATCTCGACCTCGCGCGCTGCAAGGTCTTCAACGGTCATGGGCATCAGTTACCCGCCTTCGGGAGTTCGAGTTCAGTGTGCTCCCAGAAGGGGTACGGATCGTCCTTGTTGGGCTTCATGGTCAATGCGTCGCGCACCTCCAGGAACGGGTGCTCGTCTGGTAGCTTGCAGATGTAGAACGTGTTCGGGAACGACGGGTGCACGAACGAGGCGATCACCACCGCGCGCACCGTCTCGAAGTTGACGCTGATGTAGCACTGGTCGCCCACTGCGTAGTGGAGCTTGGCCTTCTCTCGCTTGCGCCCCCCGCGCTTGTCGCGACGCTTTGCGGCGCGGTCGATGAGACGCAGAGTCTTCCGGTCGCCATTCGACGACCGTTTGGATGTCCGTTGGCTGCGCATTTTAGGACCTCACACGCGCGAGCGCTTTGCCGATGTCCAGATGCTGGATCGGAGGCCCTGTGTAGATGTCGAGGGTGGCGGCGATCTTGACGGCATAGCGCGCGCTATGACCGGCTACGAGGAGAGACAGAGCGTACTTTCCGCCAGACCCGAAGGCCTGCGGATAGGTGACCGCCACCTCGTAGGGGTGGTCGCTCGCCCATTGCACGAGCTTGCCATTCTTCCCGATACGGAAGAGCTGCCAAGTGCCGTCGGGGCGCCGCTTAATATCGGCGCCGTCGAGCACCCACTGGATCATGGTTTTCATCGGGGGCCCGTCTCCGACGAGACCCCAGATGCCTGACTTGTGGACTTGGACCTTGGACTCGCCGACGCGGCCCTTCTCTCCGTCTCCGATAGTTACCTGACTGTCCCAAGCGACATGCTTGGCCGTTACTGCGATGGTGCTCACGTTGGTGTCCCACGTTAGCGGACACCCCCCTTAACTCGACGAGTGTTACCAGAAGTCACAACCGACGTCTAGTGCTAGATCATGTCGACGAGAGCCTGCTGCTCCTCGGACGGGTCGACGTACAGCTCGGTCGTGGACATGTAGCGGTGACCAGCGAGCTTCTGGACGTCGCGGATCGAGCACCCTGCCTGGGGCGCCTTGCGCATGGCCTTGGTGATGAAGGTCCGGCGCCCCGAGTGTGACGAACAGCCGCTGTAGCCGACGGCCTGGAAGAGCCTGCCGATGTAGCGCTGGAGGGCGTTGCCGCTCATCTTGCGCTGCTCGCCATAGAGCGAGTGGATGATCGTCTCGTTCATGGCGACGGAGCGCTTGTCCTGAAGGTGGCTCAGGTACGCCTTCAAGGCGGCGTGCACGGCCTTGTGCATCGGGATCGTCCGCCCGCTGCAATACTTGGAGATGGCCTTGGGGACCTCCAGGATGTCTCGGCGCAGGTTGCCTTCGGCGTCACACACGTCGGCCCAGCGCAGCCCGGCGATCTCGCTCACGCGCAGCCCTGCGCGGAAGGAGAGCATCAGGATCACGTAGTCGCGCAGCGGGTCTGAGCTGTGGTCGGCGACGTGGGCAAGGACGACGTTCAGTTGCGCATCAGTGATCGTTTTCGCGGGCATCGGCTACTCGTGTTGGTTACTCCAGGTCTATCTTCGCAACGTCCTTAGTAACCGTTGTGATCCCCAATGTCCACTTTTGTGCGTTGACAGGGTTAATCGCGCGTGTATAGTGACCCTCGATCACTTTGGCTGCGAGCCGTCATGAACGTCGAAAATCATACGGCTCTTCTCCGGTTCATCCTGACGGAGGGCTACTGGATCACTCTTGCAGTGCTTGGTGGTACTGCCCGTTTGCTGGACGCGTATCTGCGTGCCGGAACCTTTCCGGGATGGGGCCGCATTCTGGCAAACGGGCTTATTTCCGCCTTCGCAGGATTTATGGCGGCACAGCTTATGATGCAATTCGACCCGAAATGGGCTCTCGTTGCGGCAGGAGCTGGCGGCTATCTCGGAACGCGCGGTATCGACATCGTTGTTGAGTCCCTGCGGAAGAAACTCAATCTGCCTGACCAGCCCCCGAAAGACCCATGATCCAGTTTTTCCTCGGTGTCCTCCGCCCGATCCTCGATGCGTTCAAGCATTCTCGGGATGCGGCGCGCCGCAAACTCGTCCTGCTGTCGTTCATCGCGGCGGCCTTCTTCACGCTGCTGTTCGGCATCTTGACGTCGCCGCCGCCTACGGATCGCGAGGTGCTGTTCCTTCTGATCCATTTCGTCGGCCTCACGGTCTACCTGTTCGACGTCACGCTCACCAAGCTGTGGCGCTGCGTGCTCGACATCAACGCGACGTGGCTCGCCACGCGCCGTCCGGTCACTGATCTGTACGAGGTGTGAGATGCTTCTGCCCTACGAGTTCCATCGGGCTCCGAAGTCGTGGGGCTATCAGCTCCAGAACGTCGATCCTCTCTATCTGCGCAACACGGCGTTCGACGTCCTGGTGGTGGATGTCGACGACGTGCCGCTCGAAGCCGTGCAGTCTCTGAAGTACAAGGCCGACGGCGAGCGCCGGGACGTGCTGTCCTACATCTCGATCGGCGAGGCGGAAGGCTATCGCGACTACTGGAAGGAAGTTCGCGCAGACGCAATGCCGAACTGGCTGCTCGACGTCAATCCCGAGTGGAACGACAACTGGGTCGTCAAGTTCTGGGACCGCGACTACCAGCGCCACATCTTCAAGCAGCTCGACAAGATCATCAAGGCGGGCTACGACGGCGCCTACTTCGACAAGTGCGATGCGCCGCACGACATCCTTCGCTGGCATCGCACCGCCGCTCGCCCGATCGCGGAGATGCAGCGCGCGATGATCGCCTTCATCTTGAAGCTGTCGGTCTACGCGCGGGCGAAGAACCCGGCGTTCCGCGTCGTCATGCAGAACGCCGAAGACCTTCTGTCTCCTGATCTGCAAGACGGCAGCGCGATGCTCGTGCAGACGCTGTCGGGCGTCGCGAAGGAAGACCTGATCCTCGGCGCCGAGGAGGACGGGATGCCGAACCATCCCGACCTTGTGCGCTGGTCGAACGACATGCTCGGGCGCGTCACACACGCGGGCAAGCCGGTCTTCGTGGTCGAGTACACGGACTGGAACGGCGTCGATCTCGCGGACCTTCTGCGCGACCTTCGAGACTTCGGCTACGTCCCTTACATCGCGCGCCCCGACCGGGCCCTCGACGAGATGGTCGTGGCCAAGATCACGGGCGGGAGCTTCTGATGAAGGCCTTCCAGCCCCTTCTCTCCGCGACCGTCACCGACGCGGGACTGGAGAACCTCAAGTATCCGGTGCTTATCTCACCGAAGCTCGACGGCATCCGCGCCGTCAAGCGGGGCGGCGTGATCCTGTCGCGCAAGCTCAAGCCGATCCGCAATCGACACGTCCAACAGCTCTTCGCGGACCTTCCCGACAATCTCGACGGTGAGCTGATCGTTGGCGACCCGTGCGCGCCGGACTGCTTTAAGGTCACGACCGAAGGCGTGATGAGCGCGGATGGCGAGCCTGCGGTGAGGTTTTACGCCTTCGACTACATCATCCCCGACGCGCCGTTTTACTGGCGTTTTGCGAAACTCGGTCAGTGCGCCTCGACTGCGCGTTTTCTCGGCCTCGTCAACTTCGAGATCGTTCCACACGCTCAAGCGGCGGACGCTACCGCTGTGCGGGAATTGGAAGAGCGTTACGTCAGCCAGGGCTATGAAGGAGTGATGATCCGCTCCCTCAACGGGCCGTACAAGTTCGGCCGTAGCACGTTCAAGGAAGGAACCCTACTCAAGCTGAAGCGCTGGCAAGACGCCGAGTACGAGGTGATCGGCTTCCTTGAGCAGAACCACAACGAGAACGAGTTGGAGACGGACGAGCGCGGCTACGCTAAGCGCTCGAAGGCGAAGGACGGGCTTGTCGGTGCAGGTAAGGTCGGCAAGGTTCTGGTGCGTTCCGTCGAGAACCACGGGCACGTCGGAAAGGTCGGAAACGGTTTCACCGATGCTGAGCGCATCGACATGTGGCAGAACCAGGACCGCTACATGGGCCGCGTCATGACGGTGAAGTTCCAGGGCTTCACGCCGTACATGGAACTCCGCTTCCCGAGCTTCAAAGGCTGGCGGGAGCCGGGGACCTAGTGAACCCAGCCGTGCTTGACCTTCTCCGGGAAGGATGGCACGGAGACCACGCGACGGCGGTGTATCTCGCCGGGGATGATGGCCTCGATCTTGTCGCTGAACCGCTCCAACCAGTAGGCCGTCTCGGTCGACATGTACTTGATGACGTGGGTGTGCCCGATCTTGTGCATGTGGAGCATCGACAGGAAGCTCATACGCACGGCGGCAAGATCATAGCCAGCGATCACGCGTTCGAGTTTCGACGAGGCGAAGCAGTCCGCGAAGAGCGCGGACAAGTCCTCGTTGAGCCCGCGTCCCCTCATCTCGGGAATGAAGGAGAGGACGTTGCCCCACATCTCCGCCATCGTGGTGCCGTAGATGTCGGTTTCGTCATCGTGTGTGACGATGTCCTGGATGTTCCGAACGGAGGGCAGAACAACAGTCATCAGAACATCTCCTTGGTGCGCATCTCGTAGACGCCAAGGACTTTCCGCACGTATTCCTGGTTCTGCTTCTTCGACAACCCGAGCCACACGGGGCCCACGAAGTTGAAGAACGTGATGGGGTCCTTGGCAGCCTCTCGCCAGCCTGAGTAGGCCGACAGCATATCGTAGCGAGCCCAATAGCCCTCGATGAAAAGATCATCGCTCGCGAATTTGCAATAGCGCTCTTTTCCGTCGTGGGCCGCGTATTCCACGGGCGTGGCAAACGCGTTCATTTGCGTCCGCCATTTCATTCCCGCGTAGTTTCGATGCAACCTCGCCAAATCGGACGAGCCCCAGCCGCACTCGACCGCCCATTGAGCGAGAGTTACGGCGCGGAGATGTGGGAACTCGATGTCGGTATGTTCGTAGACCCGCGTCAGCTCGACGAAGTTGGAACGCGCAGTCAGGGGCAGGGCCATGATCTAGTCCGCCGTTAACATGTCTTAACGCGGTTGTAGCACGCTGGTTCCCGGTCGTCAATCTAGGTCACGTCGTAGTATCTGGATAACCATTAAAGTGTGAAGTGGTGGCGCGGCGCCACAAATATGGTACTGTGGCTCACATACAGGCACCAACACCCAGGCACCACATTCCAATGTTCCATCAGCTCCCCCCGCGTGACATCACCTCCTTCGGCGCGCAGCAGTCGAAGGCCTTCACGATCAAAGCGTCCGGTAAGGCCTTCCGCATTCTCATCGACGGTCTCTACTCGGACAAGGTCACCGCCGTCGTCCGCGAGCTGATCTCGAACGGCGTCGACAGCCACGTCAAGGCGGGCACCGACAAGCCTCTCACGGTCCGCGTCCCTACCACCATGAACCTGACGTTCTCGGTGCGCGACTATGGCGTCGGCATGGACCACGCCACCGTGATGACGAACTACTCCACCCTCTTCGACAGCACGAAGGAAGAGGACGACAGTCAGATCGGCAAGCTCGGCCTCGGCTCGAAGTCGCCGTTCGCCTACACCGACGCGTTCAATCTGCAGTGCTGGGACGGCACCTCCGTCCGTCGCTACATGGTCTACATCAACGATCAGCACGTTCCCGTCATCGACTACGTCGGCTCAGAGGCGAGCGACGAGCCGCGCGGCGTCGAAGTCGGCCTCGCCGTCGAGCCTGCGCAGTTCGCGGACTTCAAGTATGCCGCGACGCGCATCGCGTCCGATCTGTACGTGATCCCGACCTTCATCGGCACCGATGCCCCGACAGCTCCCGAGGTGATCGATCGCGGCGAGGGCTGGACGTTCTATCGCGCCAACGGCTACTCGCTCAATCTCGCGGCGCGTCAGGGACAGATCACCTACGCGATCGACCAGAACCAGCTCAGCGGGCTCATGACCTTGCTCCCGATCGCTACCGGGCGCGGTCACGGTCGTCTCGTGTTCGACTTCCCTCCCAACACGCTAGGCTTCACCGCCTCACGCGAGCAGTTGGAGTACACCCCGGAGACGGTTGCGAAGATCAGGGCCGCTGTCGAGACTTTCATCGACGGGCAGTTCGAGAAGTATCGCAAGATGCTGCGCACCAACAAGAGTGCGTGGAAGCTCCGCCGCTATATCTCGAAGCACGGGCTGCAGGATGTGTTCACGCACCTCCTTCGTTTCGAGACGCACTTCGGCAAGTCGTCGATCCCGTTCCACTGGTACATGCCGAAGAAGCTCGGCGGTAATGCGACGGTGTTCTTGATGACGTCGCGCCGGTCCGTGGTGCAGTACCCAACGTGGCGGAAGAACGCGATGACGGCGAACGCCATCAGCTCTGACTCGGTCTTGTTCTGGTACGACACCCGCAAGCCGGTGAAAGACCTGTACGCTCGCGTCTACGAGAAGATGTATGCGGAGTACAGGTACAAGAGCCGGGACAAAGCCGTCCTGATCCGCTACTCGTCCGACATGGAGCTGAAGCGCATCCAGGTCGCACTCGGTCGCCCGGATGAAGGCATCGACGTCGCTGATCTTCCGGAGGTGCAGAAAGGCACCAACAGCGTCAAGCGCGAGTACACGAACGCAGGCGTTCTCACGTCGGACGGCGTCGAGAAGAGGAAGATCGACCTCAAGCAAGGCGGCATCTATCTCGTCGCCGAGCGCGAGAACGTCTACATCAACGGTTTCAAGAGCTATCACTCGTTCCGCGCCATCGCGGACATGTGGAAGATCGCGCGCGAGTTCGGCGGCCTGTCGGGGGACGTTCACGTCTTCACGCCGTCTCAGGCGACCAAGATGGAGACTCGGCCCGGCTGGACGCGGCTGGAGACTGTGATCGACGCGCTGCACGTCCGCTACGCGGATCGCGTCGCAATCGCCCAGGCCTTCGCGAACCGCCACCCCTATCTCTCAGGCGTCGTCGCTGATCTGATGACGCACGTCGAGGGGCTGTTGGAGAAAGACGGCACCGTCGACCCTCGCTTCGGTACGGCCCTTGTCAAGGCGACCGAGGCGCGCCGGGAGTTCTACACGCTGAAGCGCACCTACGAGCGCTATCTCGATCTGGCTCCAGCGTTCCGGGCCATCGGCAAGGAGGTTCACGCGGATACCTCTATCCGTGTCCCCGCCGTCGGCAAGCTGGGGGCGGCTGTCCTTCAGGAGTTCCCCCTTCTCAACCACATCGGCAATGCGCCGATCGACATGATCGTGAACGACTACATCCTTCGCTAACCCTCACAACGTGACCCTAGTTGACGCCCAGCGTAAATTAGGATATTCAGGATCACCCCCAGAGAGGCCTACCATGTTTGCGACCAACATCACGCCCAGATCACTGACCGTGGTCATGGGCAGTCTGACCCGGACGATCCGGGAGTCCCATCCGAAGTGGCACGACGCTCGCGAGCTGCTCAAGGGCATGGCGAAGGAAGCCCGCAAGGTCCCTTCGGCTGCCGAAGTCGACCTCCTGACGGAGTGGCTGGACTTCCCGCGCCATATCACCAAGCTCACCAACGGCAGCGTCGTCATCACCGAGGCGGGCGGCGTCTTCTTCAAGGGCGAGCCGGTCCACGCTCATCTGGCGACGCGGATCATGCAGCACCACGCCGAGGGCTTCGACATCGATCCCCTCTGCCGGTTCACCGAGCGTCTGGGCCTGAACCCGGACAAGGCGGTGCGGGACCAGCTCTTCCGCTGGCTCGAAGAGACGGACATGCCGATCACGTCTGACGGCCACTTCCTGGCCTACAAGTACGTGAACGAGAACATGACGTCTCGCCACGACGGCAGGACGCTGCACGAGATCGGCAAGCCGGTTTCGATGCCGCGCGAGGAGTGCGATCCCAACCCGGACAATCACTGCTCGACGGGTCTCCACTTCGCGGGCTGGGATTACGTCCATACCTCGCTGTCCGGCAACAAGCTGCTGCTGCTCAAGATCGACCCCGTGGACGTCGTCTGCTGCCCGAAGGACTACAACGGCAAGGGACGCGCCTGTCTCTACACGCCGATCGCGATCGTGTCCTCGGACGAGTACACGGGCAAGATCGAGGTCGACACGCGCCTGATGGACCCTGTCCCGCCCGCGAACCTCTCGGAGCCGTCTGACGGCTACGACGATCCCGACGACGATCCCGACGAGGAGACCGAGGAGAGCATGATCCCGGAGATGGTCGACAAGATCGTCGATGAACTCATCTCGGACATCAACCCAGCTCCGCAGGTCGAGGAGCCGAAAGCCACCGACTTCGTCTTCGAGTACGACGGCAAGCAGTGGTCGGCCGACGAGCTGACCAAGGCTCTCGATGAAGCTGGCAGCCAGCGCAAGCTCGCTGCGAAGACCGGCATCGCTCGCTCCACGCTGTGGGGCTGGCTGCAGAAACTGAAAGGAGCATAAGGACAACGCTGCGCCGAGTTGGTGCCTCCCTGGAGGCGCAGCGTCAGGGCGGGTCAGTGCCTTCGGGTGTGCTGACCCGCCCGCCCTCTTAGATGATGAAGATCACCTATGAGGGGGGAAAATTTATCGCGCGGTTCCCAGGGAAGGGTCCGCTCTCTCTCAAGGGCTTCGCGCGCCGCGCCGAGGGCTTCATCGCCATCGACGACGGCGTAGTTCTCCGTCACATCGATGCGTGTGACGAGCAGGCTCGCAAAGAGATCGAGGGACGCGCAGCCGAACGGGCCGCACGGATCGCGGACTCGTTTGCGCTCGACGCCGAGATCGACATCCCCAAGCCTCCCGGGCTCACGCTCGACTATCGCGGCTACCAGAAGGCAGGCGTTGCCTACGGCCTGTCTCGGGACGCGGTGCTCATCGGCGACGCCATGCGCCTCGGTAAGACCGTGCAGGCGATCGGCGTCTGCTCGTGCATCCCCGACGTCAAGCGCGTCCTGATCATCTGTCCGGCGACCGTCAAGCTGCAGTGGATGCGGATGTGGCAGCTTTGGACGGCGCACCAGGAGCTGTCCGTCGGCGTCGTCTACGGCAAGGAGACAAAGTCCTACGCGGACGTCACCGTCATCAACTACGACATCCTAATCAATCACCGCGAGTTCATTTACTCCATTGATTGGGATGTCCTGATTTGCGATGAAAGTCACTACCTTCGCAACCCGAAGGCGGCGCGGACGAAGTGCGTCTTCGGCGCCAAAGGCAAGAAGGGTGAGATCGAGGTCCAGCGCCAGTTCAAGCCGATCCGCGCCAAGCGGAAAATCTTCCTGTCTGGAACCCAGTATTACAAGCGACCGATCGACCTTTGGCCGATCGTCCAGGCCTGTGATCCCAAGGGCCTGGGCGCGGACTGGTGGCACTTTGTCCGCCGGTATTGCGACGCCAAGCGCGGCCCCTTCGGCATCGACACATCGGGCGCTTCCAATCTCGAAGAGCTGCAGCGCTTGATGCGCGAGCGCTTCATGATCCGACGCGAAAAGCATCAGGTCGTGAAGGAGCTTCCGCCCCAGCGCATGACGATCGTGCTCCCGAAAAAGGGGCTCGAAAAGATCATCCGTGCCGAGGACGAGGCGGTGGCGTCTGTCACCGCAATGCGAGAGCGCCTAGGCGAGTTCATGTCTCCCGAGGAGGCAGCAGTTCTGATCGATCGCTTCGGCATTACCGCCGAGGAAGACGAGGTGCTGTCCGAGATCGAGCGCGGAAACAACCTTGCCACCATTCGCCGTGAGCTGGCAATGGCGAAGCTCCCCATGGTCGTCTCCTGGCTCGAAGACTTTGTCGAGCAAGTGCCGAAGGGGATCATCTTCGGCTACCACCGGGAGTTCGTGAAGGAGCTTCACGCCAAGTTCCCGAACAGCGCGATCATCGTCGGCGACACGCCGTCGAAGAAGCGTGACGAGGCGATCCACCGCTTCAACACGGACCCGTCCTGCAACCTCATCTTCGGCAACATCGTCGCGATGGGGCAGGGCGTCGACTTGTCGATCGCCGACGACGTGGTCTTCACCGAGCTGTCTTGGATCGCGTCCGAGATGGATCAGGCGGAGGAGCGCGCCTGGGCGGTCACGAAGGAGAAGCCGGTCTCGATCTGGCGGCTCGTCGTCGAGGACAGTCTGGACTTTCGCATGTCGAATGTCCTGGAACGCAACCAGCGGGACATTGCTCGCGCCATGAACATCGGATCATTGAAATGACCTGGATACAAGTGCGGAGTGGCAGGAAGTTCGATTTTTATACGGCGGTACCGTCCGATGTCGATATTCTCGACATTGCGACGGCCCTGTCGCTGCAATGCCGTTGGAATGGACAGGTCAAGAGCCCGGACCACTTCATTTCGGTCGCCGAGCATTCGATGTTGGTGAGTGCAGTCGTTTCGCCGGGCAATCGGCTCTGGGGATTGCTGCACGATGGCAGCGAAGCCTATGTGGCTGACATTCCGAAGCCATTGAAACGACTGCTCCCAGAGTATATCGAATTTGAAAACCGGGTTCAAGAGAAAATCCTTTCCAAGTTCGATATTTCTTTGTCGGGCGACGACGCGCGCGAGGTGCACAATGCGGACTCGCAAGTTCTGCTTTTCGAAGCGCGGAACGTCTTGACAGAGAAGTCGCTTTCATTGTTTATGGAGAACGTAAAGGATTGGCTTTTCGAGGATTACTCGATCCAGGCCAAGCTGAAACAGATCGGTCTCAGGTACAAAAGTCCTCGTTCGGCTCGGGAGGACTTTCTGCTCGCCTACGACCGCATTGAAAGGAGTCGCTGGTAGTGCATCTCACCGGGCCGGAAATTCTCCGCGCTGTGCGCAAGCACGGTTCGGAACGCGCCGCTGCGCGCGCCCTCGGCATCCCCCGCACCACGTTCCAGGAAGCTCACTGGAAAGCCAAGGACGAGAAGTTCGCCGAGCCCCGGTTCGTGCGGCGCGACAAGCTGAGCGCGCGCAAGCCGCCGAAGCGCGGCAAGGGGCAGATCACGCGCTACATCCTGTCGTCCGTGCAGGACACAACGGAGGTGCACGAGGGCTTCATCGAGAACCTGGAGGCGTACGCGCGCTTCCTCGACGCTGAAATCCTCATCGCAGGCTTCACCTACAATAAGAGCCTCTTCGAGGACCACTCGAAGCGCAAGGCGGTGTTCCACGCGCGCGTCGCTCCGTACCTGACGAACGAGCGTGTCGAGCTGGCGCCGGGCATCGTGTTCTGCGGCGAGGTCAACATCTCGCCGTCGTCGGTGAACCCGCTCTCGGGTTTCGAGACCTACACGCGCGGCGCGTGGGGCGTCTTCCCGCATCCTCGTGTGTGCATGCGGTCGGTCGCGACGATGTTCCGCGAGCCCGCCAAGCACATCTTCACGACCGGCGCGGTGTCGCTGACGAACTACATCCCGAAGGCGGCGGGCTTCCGCGCGGAGTTCCACCACGTCATCGGTGCGCTCATCGTCGAGATCACTCCCGACGACGAGGTGTTCGTTCGCCAGATCATCGCCGAGGACAGCGGTGCGTTCCAGGACTTGGGCACGCGCGTCGTCAGCGGAATGATCTACGAGAACCAGCGGGTCGAGGCGATCACCTGGGGTGACATCCACCTGGAGCAGATCGACCCCGACGTGCAGAACGGCGCGTGGGGAGCGAACGGTATGCTCGACAGGCTGATGCCGAGCTACCAGTTCATGCACGACACGCTCGACTTCAAGGCGCGCAACCACCACAACGCTCGCGATCCGCATCACCTGTTCGCGCAGTTCGTCCATATGGAGGACGGCGTCGAGAAGGCGATCGAGAATTGCGCGGAGTTCCTTTCCTCGACGTCGCGCGACTGGTGTCAGACCGTCGTCGTCGAGAGCAACCACGACCTGATGCTGCGTCGCTGGCTGAAGGAAGGGGACTACCGAAACGACCCGGCGAACGCGCTGTTCTTCCTGCGCATGCAGACCGCGATGTACGAGGCGATCCTCGACGACAAGGACCCGTTCTCGCCGTTCGAGTACGCGTGCAAACAGGTTCTGCCACTGCGCGAGATCATCTTCCTGGATGAGAGCGACAGCTTCCGCATCTGTGGCGACATCGAGAACGGCCTGCACGGCCATCGCGGCGCCAACGGCGCCAGGGGCTCGATGCTGTCGTTCGCGAAGATGGGCCCGAAAGTCAACGTAGGCCACACGCACTCGTGCGGCATCTACGAGGGCGTCTACTGCGCTGGCACGTCTAGCAAGCTCGACATGGGATACAATCGTGGCGGCCTCTCCTCGTGGTCCCACACCCACATCGTCACCTACGCATCCGGCAAGCGCACGCTCGTCACGATGATCGACGGCGCGTGGTCGGCTGCCGACTACATGGATCGCAAGAAGAAGAGGAAGTAATGACGACCATTCTGTACGACTTGGAGACTGACGGTCTCCTGAAGAAGATGACGCGTATCCACCTCCTCATCATGAAGGATGCGGAGGGGAACACGATCGACGTGTATCGCAAGAACGACGAGATGGACAACATCGAGGAGGGCATCCGCCGCCTCGAAGAGGCCGACATTCGCGGCGGTCACAACATCATCCGGTTCGACGAGCTGGCGATCAAGAAAATCTACCCCTGGTACAATCCCAAGGGTAAGGCCGTCGACACGCTCGTCCTGTCTCGCGTGCTCTTCCCCGAGATCAAGCAGCGCGACTTCGTGCTCAACCGCAAGGGCGTTCTGCCGGGCCAGCTCATCGGCTCGCACTCGCTCGACGCGTGGGGCTACCGCCTCGGGCTCGCGAAGGGCGACTACTCCAAGCAGATGCTGGCGAAGGGTCTCGACCCGTGGGCCAAGTGGAACCAGGAGATGGAGGACTACGCGGTTCGCGACGTCGAGATCACCGCGATCCTCTGGGCCGGGCTCATGAAGGACTTGGAGAAGTGGGGCTGGGACCCCCAGCTCGAACACGACATCCATGATCTGACCGGCTACATGGAGCGCAACGGCTTCCCTTTCGACAGGGCGGCGGCCCTAAAACTGCGCGACCAGCTCGAAGCTGAGTTCACTCGTCTCGTCAAGGAGGCGCAGGCTCGCTACGGCTACTGGTACGGCCCCGAGAAGAAGAAGATCATTCGTCCGCTCTATCCGAATGCCCCGATCCCCGAGGGCAAGAACATCACGTACGCCGCGCCCAACACGGAGTGGGGTGAGGATGAGTCGCGCGCGATCTGGGCGGACATCACGTTCCCGAAGATCAATCGCAAGTCTCAGAAGCTCGGCGACATGTCGATCGGATCGCCGTTCTGCAAGATCGTTCGCAAGGACTTCAACCCAGCGTCGCGTCAGCACATCATCGATCGCTTCACCGTCATCCACCAGTGGAGCCCCGAGGACTTCACGGAGAACGGCAATCCGTCAGTCGACGACAGCGTGCTGCAGAAGCTCAAGGATCGCATCCCAGAAGCGGGCGTGCTCGCGGACATTCTGTTCCATCAGAAAATCCTCGGGCAGCTCTCGAACGGCGCGCAGGCTTGGCTCAACACGATCGACGAGGACGATGGTCGGCTCCACTGCTACTACAATGTCGGCGGAACCGTCTCGGGACGCGGCGCGCACGTCGGTCCGAACCTCGGACAGGTACCGGCTGTCGTCGTCGAGAAGATCGACGGCAAGAAGGTCGTCAAGAAGGGTCGCGACGGTGAGTACGGCTACGAGTGCCGTGACCTGTTCACCGTCCGCCACATGCCCGGCTGGACGATGGTCGGCGTCGACTTGTCGGGCTTGGAGTTCCGGTGCCTCGCCGAGGTCGTGCGCCCGTTCGACGATGGCGCGCTGATCGACGTCATCCTGCGCGGTGACATCCATCAGGTGAACATGGACTCGACGGGGATCACCTCGCGTGAGACCATCAAGCGCATCATCTACGGCATGCTCTACGGCGCTGGCGATCTGAAGATCGGCATCATCGCTGAGCCGCATTGGCCGACGCATCGCCAGCGCGAGCTGGGCCGCAGCATCCGCGACAAGCTGATGCGTGGTCTCCCGGCGCTGCGCACGGCGGTGGAGACGATCCAGCAGCAGGCGGCGAGCGGCTTCCTGATCGGGCTCGACAAGCGCCCGCTGACGGTGCGAGCGGTCTACTCGGCGTTGAACCTCAAGCTGCAGTCCGACGGCGCTCTCATCTCGAAGAAGTGGGTCGTGCTCGCCGAGCAGTATCTGATGGAAGCGGGCCTCAATCACGGCTGGGACGGCGACTTCGTTTTCCTGGCGTGGGTGCACGACGAGACGCAGGTGGCGTGCAGGACCGAGCACGTCGAGATCGTGAAGAGAGAAACAGTACGAGCGGCTCGCGACGCTGGTCTGTACTTCGGATATGTGTGTCCGATCGACGCGGAAGCTAAGGAAGGTGACTCGTGGGCGGCCACACACTGACCCTCTCTCGCGTAAGAGACCTCCTGCATTACGATCCTGAGACGGGAGAAGTCTTCTCCCGTTCTCTCGGGCGGCGTGTGGGTTACGACATAGAAGGAGGACGCTATCGTCGCGTCCGCGTTCCAGGCTCAAGGACCGCATACTACGAGCACCGCTTAATTTGGTTCTGGATGACGGGAACGTGGCCAGAGGAGGTGGATCATATCAACGGAGATCGTTGCGACAATCGATGGAGCAATCTTCGCGAAGCGTCGCGCGGGCAGAACGCATGCAATCGCTCTAAGCAACGGAACAACTCGACCGGATACAAGAACGTCATCCGCGTCAACAACTGTCCAAACAAGCCTTATCGAGCCTATATCCGACTCTGCGGTCGGAGCATTCACCTGGGTTACTTCAGCACCCCGGAAGAAGCCAACGAAGCCTACTGGGCCGCCGCACAGAAGCATTTCGGCGAATTTGCGCGCAAAGAATAGTGACCCTAGTTGACACATGTCCCGATTTGCGTCATTAAGGATGCCGAAAGGTGAGCGAAACGAACATGCACATTGATCTGGACAAAATCTTCAACGACTACATCGCAACCCAGCAGAAGTCCTGGTCGCATGATCGTTCGCTCACGCTCGGCGCATCCGAAGTGTTTCGGTGCGAGCGGTGGAACTGGTTCGACAAGATCGGACGAAAGCAGGGAGTCAAGCCGGATGAAGAGCCCCAGCGTTGGGGAGCTATGCAGCGCGGCAATATCCTGGAGGATCATTTTGTTGCTCCTGCCCTTCAGGGACATCTTCCGGAACCTCTGGGTCTCCTATTCGCCGGGCAATCTAACCAGCGCTCGCTGGTTTCTGGCAGGAACAGCGCTACCCCGGACGGCCTCATCACTGGCATTCCGGAAGGGCCTGTTCGTATCACGGCCGGTAATGTCACGATCGAAATCCCGTGGGTACGTTCCGGGTGCATCGGCTTGGAAATCAAGTCGATTGATCCGCGCGCAAATCTCACGACCGAAAAAGCGAAACACCGTGGTCAGTCGCAAGTCGGTCTAGGGCTGATCCGCGAGAAGACGGAATACAAGCCGGACCACTGGCTGATCCTCTACGTCGATGCCTCGTTCATCGACAACATCACGCCGTTCCTGATCGACTTCGATCCCGACGTCTACGAGTCGGCGAAGGCCAAGGCGACGCGCGTGTTCGAAGCGACGTGTGCCTCCGACATGTACCCGGAAGGCAAGCTGTCGGGAGATTGCGACCACTGCACGTTCAAGACGGCATGTGGCGAGGCCGTTCTGTCTGAGTACGCATCGGCGAAGAAGAGCGCCGACGTGGAGCCGGAACAGCTCGGCGATGTGGAAGTGCTCGTTCGGAAGTACCTCGAACTGAAGTCACAGTTCGAGCCGCTGGAAGATGAGATGAAACGCGTCAAACAGGACGTCGTCGAAAAGCTCCTCGAAATCCAGCGGTCAGGAATAAAGACGGATCGTTGGCGGGTGACTCTCGCCAAAATGCCGGGTCGTTCGACGCTCGATGTGAAAGCGCTCGAAGCCACCGGTCTCGATCTGTCTCAGTACCAGAAACGTGGGCAAGATTATTTGCAACTGACAGTGAAGGACTTGGAAGACTGAAATGTCGAATGATCTCGTGAGTAAGGCGGCAGCCGGTGGGCTGTCCGCCCTGATGGACCCGGTGAACAACCCGTTCCTTCAGGATGCGGCTGAGCAGGGTGTGCGCGGTGGCGCCTACCTTCGCTTCAACGGCAACACTGGGCAGTGGGTGACGATCGGTCAGCAGACCGTCGATGACGGCTCGCTCTGGGCCATGAACCTCCTGCATGCCGAGCGCGGCTACCAGTGCTGGTCGGAAGGCAAGCTCATCGACGAGGTGTGGGTGACCATCATGTCTCGGGCGCCTCTGCCCGACGTGAAGGAGCTGCGCCATGTCGAGAAGAAGAAGGAGTCCGACGGCTGGAAGATGGCTGTCAAGGTCCCGGTGCGGAGCGTCGATGGCGGCCCGCAGTGCGATATGATCATGAAGGCCGACAGCCCGGCCCGCCCGATCAATCGCCTGCTCAAGGAGTACGGCCAGCAGCTCTCGATGAACCTGGACCCGGCGACCAAGCTGCCGAAGGTCCCCGTCGTCGAGCTGGGCGCGGACTCCTTCCAGGTGAAGGGCGTGGGAACGAAGTTCGCGCCCAAGTTCCGGATCGTGGAGTGGCGGACCGAGGCCGAGCTGTCGTCTCTCGACAGCGGCGAGGAGCCCCAGGTCGAGCAGAAGCCCGCTCCGGATGCGCCCCTGCCCCCGTCCACGCGGACGGTCGGTAAGCGCCTCTGATGGCGGCCCGGAAGGCGAAGGCGGCGGGGGCGAAAGCTCCCGCCTCCTATCCTGACGACAACCCGAAGACCGCCATCGGGATCACCAAGCCCGGCATCTCTGCCATCCCGCCCGTCGCCATCCTGAAGCTCGGAGAGGCGATGACGGACGGAAAGCGCAAGTACGGTCTGACCAACTGGCGTGAGAAGACAGTCTCAGCGTCGATCTACTACGACGCGGCGTTCCGGCACCTTGCGTCCTGGTACGACGGCGAAGACCTCGCGTCTGACAGCTTGGTCGACCATCTCGCGCACACGATGGCGTGCTGTGCCATCCTGATCGACGCCATCATGATGGGCAAGATCAACGACGATCGCCCCTCTGTACCGGGCAAAACGTCCGAGTACATCACAACGCGAGCTGAGCGAAACCGTAGGTAACGAACAGTCACCTGCGGTTACGCCTCGTTAACTGGAACGAGGCTCGCGCGTTGCAATCCCTGGTAGGCGTCCTTATTCTGTCCGTTGTAAGTGTTTGGGAGAGAGTGGCATAAATGGCAAAAGTTACCATCACCTTTGAGGACAAAACGCAAGACGGGGTCGAGGGGGTCGAGCTTCTCGTCGAATGCGATCCGCCCGTCGATGGCTCCACCACGAAGTTCACGCCTGCGATGATCCTCGGTATTGGTATTTCAAAGTCCTGGGATACCGATGAGCTGCGCGCCTTTTGTGAGAAGAAATTCCTGGAGCTGGTGAACTCTTCTCATTGACTTTCTCGGTGACTTTAGATAACTTCGTTAACCCTGAATTAACGCATAGTTATCGGAGATCACCCCTTGAAATCGACGCCTTCTGTGCGGGCCGCCATCGTGGAGGCCCGCACCTACCTCCGCCCCCTCAATCTGGAAGGAACCCTCTTCGAAACGGTCGATCAGGCTGCCGACCGCATCGTCGCCCACCAGCGCTGGCTCTGGGAGCGCGCCAAGGGTGGCATGATCTTCACCGGCAAGGGTGAGCAGAAAGTCTGGGAGCTGGTTCCGCTGTCCGCTTCCGAGGAAGCGGAGCTGCAGGAGCTGAAGGCTCTCTTCCTCGACAGGAAGATCACCGTGGCGGGACGCACCCGCTGGCTCGGTGGCACCGACATCGCGAAGACGCGCGAGTCTTCCAACTTCAACTGCAGCTTCGTCGAGATCAGGACGGTGCACGACGTCGTCGATGCGCTGTGGCTCCTGCTTCAGGGTTGCGGCGTCGGCTTCCGCCCGGTGCCCGGCGTGCTCAACGGCTTCAAGCGTCCGATCCACAACGTCGAGGTGATCCGCACCAAGCGTGCGCCCGACGATCGCGGCCCCGAGGCGAACTACGAGAACTTCGACCCGAAGACGGGTGTGTGGACGATCCGTGTCGGCGACAGTGCGCAGGCGTGGGCTCGCTCGATCGGCAAGCTCCTGGCGGGCAAGTACGACGCGAAGAAGCTCGTGCTCGACTTCTCCAACATCCGTGGCGCGGGCGGGCGTCTGCGTTCGTACGGCTGGATTTCCAGCGGTGACGAGCAGATCGCCAAGGCCTACGTCGCCATCGCGCGCATCATGTCCCGAAAGGCTGGCAAGCTGCTCAGTGCCATCGACATTCTCGATGTCCTTAATTGGCTCGGCACCATCCTGTCGTCGCGTCGCTCGGCGGAGATCGCGGTCCTCGCGTACGGCGACCCGGAGTGGCGTGAGTTCGCGTTGGCGAAGAAGGACCACTTCGACCACGGGCAGCCTCAGCGCGCGCAGTCGAACAACAGCCTGATGTTCTACTCGCGTCCGACGCGGGCGGAGCTGCAGGAGGTGTTCGCGCTCATGCAGGACGCGGGCGGCAGCGAGCCCGGCTTCATCAACGCCGCTGCGGCGAAGAAGCGCGCGCCATGGTTCTCGGGCATCAACCCGTGCGCCGAAATCCTGCTCGGTGACAAGTCGTTCTGCAATCTCGTCGAGACGGCCCTGCACCGCTTCAACGGGGACTGGCCCGGCCTCGCGCGTGCGCACTGGCTCGTCGCGCGCGCCAACTACCGGCAGACGTGTGTCGACCTTCGCGACGACGTTCTGCAGGAGGCTTGGCATCAACTCAACGAGTACCTGCGTCTGTGCGGCGTCGGCGTGACCGGCGTCGTGTCGTGGGAGCACGTCAACGATCCTGCGGCGTGGAAGCAGCTCAGCCTCATCGCGAACAACGGCGCGCACGGCATGGCGCTGCAGCTCGGCATGCAGCCGCCCGCAGCGGTCACCACGATCAAGCCGTCGGGAACGCAGTCGAAGACGATGGGCATCGAGGGCCTGGAGTGTCCGGAGGGCGTGCACAAGCCGCTCGGGCGCTTCATCTTCAACCGCATCCGCTTCAACGTGCACGACCCGCTCGTGGCGAAGCTCGCGAACGCGGGCTACCAGATCGAGGAGGACCCGTACGACGAGACGGGCTGCCTCATCGTGATGCCGGTGGAGTTCTCGGGCATCGACTTCGCCAAGGTCGAGATCGGCGGCGAGCTGGTCGAGGTCAACCAGGAGTCGGCGATCGAGCAGCTTGAGCGCTACAAGACCACGATGGAGCACTACGTCGACCACAACACGTCGATCACGGTCTCCTACTCCCCGGACGAGGTGCCCCAGATCATCGGGTGGCTTCTCAACAACTGGGATGTGTACGTCGGTGTGTCGTTCATCTACCGGACGGACCCGACGAAGAGCGCGACCGACCTCGGCTACCCGTACCTGCCTCAGACGGTCGTCAGTGAGACGACGTTCCGGGCGTACGTCGCCAAGCTGAAGCCGGTCGACCTGACGGGGCTCGCGTCCACGACGCTCCTCGACGCCGACGAGTGCCAGTCCGGCGTCTGCCCTGTCCGTTAACCTTTGACGTGATCCAGGTTGACACATGCTACAGAAGCCTGTACCACTGCGTCATCCTGGATCACACATCAAGGGACCCACCATCATGGACGCGCTTATCGGCCTTGCTCTCGTGCTCGGCGTCGCCGCCTTCATCGTCTACAAGGTCCGCCCCGATCTGTGGGCGCAGCTCAAGGCCCGCCTGGGGATCAAGTAATGATCCCCTTCATGCTCCTCCCAGGCGCCAAGGCGCCTGCGCGAGCGCACAAGACGGACGCGGCTGTCGACCTGTTCGCCTGCTTCGACAAGCCGGAACACGTCATCAAGCTGTTCCCCGGACAGCGCGTGTTGATCGGGACCGGCGTCTGCACGGCGATCCCGCCCGGCTTCTACGGTCAGATCGCTGAGCGTTCTGGTCTCGGCTACGGCGAGGGCGTCGGCCTGCTCGGTGGTGTGATCGACGCGGGCTATCGCGGAGAGATCAAGGCCATCGTGGTCAACCACGGACAGTCTTACTTCCAGATCAAGCACCACATGAAGATCGCGCAGCTCATCGTGCTGCCGGTCAATCTCGATGAATGGCTCGAAGTCGACACGCTCGCCCCGTGGGGCGGGGATCGTGGCGACGCAGGTTTTGGATCGACCGGGCAATGAAGATCACCAAACACTGGCTCGAAGGCGTCGACCGCGCGCCGACGAAAAAGATGGGCGGCGAGATCGAGCCGACCATCATCGTGATGCACTACACGGCTGGATGGACGACGCGGGGCGACGTCGCGACGCTATCCACATCGGACCGTCCCGCATCCGCTCATCTGGTCGTCGGACGTCAGGGCGAAGTCTTTCAGATCGTGCCTTTCAACATGAAGGCATGGCACGCCGGTCCGTCGCGGTTCAACGGAAAGTCCGATGTGAACGTACGCTCGATCGGCATCGAGATTTCCAACGCGGGCTGGATCAAGCAGCTCACCAACGGGAACTTCCAGGACCAGTACGGACAGACCATTCGGCCCGACGGACAGTTCGTCGGACAGAAGCGCACGACTTTCACACCGCCGTCGGAGTGGCACGAGGAGCACCACGACCGTCTTGCGAAGGGGACGTACTTCTGGGAGCCGTTCTACGAGCCGCAGCTCAAAGTTCTCGATGAGCTGACCGCGCTGCTCATCGAGACGTACGACATTCGGCACATCGTCTCGCACGAGGAGATCGACACGCGTGGATGGAAGACGGACCCTGGTCCGATGTTCCCCATGCGCCGCTACACCAAGCTCCTGGACGATCGCTCTACACGGATCGACCCGCTGTTGGTGGTCACCGCTTCCGAACTCAACCTTCGGGACAATCCTAGCCCCGAGAAGACCAGAGTCCTCGCCGTGCTGAAGAGGGGGACCACCCTTCGCGTCATCAGCGAGTACGAGACATGGGCCCTGGTGCGTGTGGACGTGCCCGGCGGCGCTGAGGGCTGGGTCAACACGTACTACACGGAGAAGATTTAATGGCTTGGCTTGTCGCCCTGTGGAAGGGCCTCAACGTCGCGTCCTGGTTCTCAGGCGTGCGTCTCTATCTCATGATCGGCGCGGTCGGCGCACTCGTCGCCGTGTACTGGAACGTGCGCTCGTTCATCAACGAGTACGACCGGCGCGGTACCGAGATCGCGGCGCTGAAGAAGGATCGCACGTCCTTGCAGGCGCAGCTCCGTGTGGCGTCTTCGCAGAAGAACCTCGACGACGCCGCTCTCACCGCCGCGAGCGAGCGCATCGTCACGCTGTGGAATGATCTCGATCGGACGTGTCGCATCCTCGGCGAGGTGCGCGCCGATCAGTCCCCCGACGCGAACAGCCCGGTCGGCTCGCCGGTCGACCGTGTCCTCGAAGAGCTGCAGAAGCTGGAGCAGAAAAAGTGAACCGCGCAATCATCCTCCGGGCTGCGGCCCTCATCTGTCTCGCCCCGCTCGTGATGGCGCAGGACGCGGGCTGCGAGAACCAGCCGCTGCCGACCGTCGCGCAGATCGAGCTGAACCTTCCCGCCTACATGCGAACCTGTCCCTACGCGCCACGGTCGCCGGGCAAGTCGGCGACGCGCGCACAGACGGCGGAGTACATCGCCAAGCTCTACAATTCCTGGGAGGTCTGTCACGGCAACGTGAAGGACATCGACCGGCTCTACAAGAAGTACCTCGCCGAGGTGGCGAACCTGAAGGGGATGGCAAAGTGAGCAAGCACAAGCGCACGATCGATACCATGGAAGCATTGTGCAAGGAGTCGCACGTCATGCTTCTCAACGCGCTGACCAACAAGGGCCAGCGCATGAGCGACAAGGCGTTCGTCGTCACGATCATGTCGGCGAGCCCCGAGCCCGGCGGGCAGGCGATCTTCGGGCAGTACATGAACTGCTCGCAGAAGGAAGTCGCCTCGCGGCTGCGCATGATCGCCAACATGCTCGACCCGGCGACCGTCATGATTGACGGAAGGAAGTTTTCGTGAAGACCGCAGGCTCCAGTCTGATCGCTGACATCACGCGTCGTGTGCAGACCCTTGCCACGATCGTGACCATCACGCGTTTGGACGGCACCACGTATCGGATCACGAACCACGACGCGGACATCACCGTCGGCGGGTTCGTTTACCAGCACAACGTGCCGTTCAACATGTCGGCGATCCGGACCAGCTCATCGCTTGCGGTCGACAACAACGAGCTGACGCTGAAGTGCGACGGGACGACCTTCATCCTGTCTGAGTTCGAGGGCGGCGCCTTCGACAAGGCGGGAGTCGAGATCGCTCTCGTCGACTACCTCTACCCAGCGCACGGCCTTCTCAATCTGCGCCGAGGCTACTTCGGTGAGATCGCGAAGAACAAGACCGGCATCGTCAACATCACCATCGTTGGCCTGCTGAAGGTGTTGGACTTCGAGGTGGGCCGCGTCTATCAGCCGACCTGTGACGCCGATCTCGGGGACCGCCGCTGCAAGGTGGCGATCGACCTGTCGCAGTCCTACGATCCGGACAACCCGTACAAGAACGGTGAGTGGGTCTACGACTACAAGCCCGCAGGGATGACCGAGATCACCCTGACCAACCCGGGCTTCGAAGCCGACGGCGTGCGCGCCTCCAATCAGGCGATCACCGGCTGGACGCGCTCGCCGGACAGCTCGTGGCGTGTCGCCGCAACGGCGGAGATGACGGCGTACGCGGGGACCTACTCTCTCTTCGGTGGCAACTCTCTACAGACCTCGCCCTACGAGGAGTACCTGTACCAGGACGTCGATCTCGTTGCTGCGGGCATCGACGATGGCGAGATCGACAACGGCGAGATCACGTTCGTTCTGCACGGCAAGGTCGGGCAGTCGGACTCGCTCGAAGACGAGCCGCGCTTCCTGATCGAGGTGTACGACACCGACGGCGACATCATCGATCGCCAGGACACCGGCTACTTCAGTCTCGACGCGTTCGACGCGTGGCGCGGGCGCCATCTCGTCTTTCCGCTGCTCGAAGGCGCGCGCACAGCGCGTATCTATCTCTACTCGATCAAGCGCGGCAGCAACGTCGTCAACACGGCGTTCGATGAGATCAAGGCGTACTGGTACAATCACCTCGACGGCAATCCGTACGAGGACGTGATCCACAAGGTGCTGCGCTGCGTCTCTCCAGACGACACGCGCCTCGTCGTGCCGTTCACGAACGGGTCCTTCGAGAACCAGGGCGCCGTCGCCAACTCTGGTACCAACGCCATCACCGGCTGGACGCGTCCGGCGAACACGGACTTTTGGGCCGTGTCGTCCTCGCTCGGCGGCATCGGCGGCCCCGACCTGACCTACCTCGTTCACGGCGGCGACGACGGCTCGGGCGTCCAGAAGACGTACACTCTATACCAGCAGAAAGACCTTCAGGACGACTTCGGCTTCACCGCGTCAGAGATCGCGACGGGGCGGATCGCCGTCTACCTCCAAGGCGCCAGTGTGTTCGGTGACACCGGCAGCGCGGGCAAGGTCGAGGTGACCACCTACAACGCCTCGAACACGCTCCTGTCGACCCACGTCATCCAGGACTGGATCAGTGACGCCGGAGCGCCGTCGGAGAGCACCTTCGAGGGCAGCCTGACTCTGCCCACCACGGCGCGCTATATCCGCACCACGCTCTATGCTCGCTCGCCGACTGGCTCCAGTAACGCCCAGGTGGGCTTCGACGGGCTGTTCTACTCGATCGCCGATACCGTCCAGGCGCAGATCACGGACCTCGCCCAGGGAGAGCCTGGGGGCGTCCCGCTGGACCCGACGATCGGCTCCCTGACCTGGGACGGCGAGCTGCTGTGGCGGGCGCACTCGGCGCACGTCTACTACGATCAGGTTGCGTCCGTCGTCTCACGGAAGGAGTTCAACGGCACCACCATCACAGGCGGCGACGGCACGTACACCACCGCCGTCATCAAGTGGATCACCGGCAACAACCGGGGCCAGAAGAACATCGTTCGCGTCTGGGACGACGGGACGAAGAAGATCAAGCTCTACTTCCCCAGCACCAACGCCATCCAGGTCGGCGATCGTTACCAGTACGTGCGGAGCTGCCAGAAGCGGTTCACCGAGGACTGTCAGGCGGTGTTCTCGAACACCATCAACTTCCGAGGCTTCCCGTATCTGCCAGGGAAGATCACCTAACGTAAGGGTCCTTTCACCAATTAAGAGAATAGGCGTGCTGTAAATCCCCAACGTTGGTTGCATTTCGTTAGGAATGTGCGTTAGCGTGCCCATGTGTTGTGCATGGAGCACCAAAGATGCCTATTCAAAGGAAGAAACCAGTCATCCCGCCGCCAGAGAAGCTGCAGAGCAGCGTCCACGAGGCGAACATTCTATCGGGTTTCGGCGAAAGAGTTTTCAAGTCACGCATGGAAATCGGGATGACCCAGCACACGCTGGCCAAGCATCTCGAAAAGAACCGGTCGTCCGTCGCCCAGTGGGAGCGCGGCAAGAACGTACCTGACATTCACACGATCGAGCAGGCGGCTGTCCTCTTGAACACGACGCCGCAGTGGCTCGCGTTCGGTATCTCGGACAAGCCGCAGACGGTCATGCCTGATCCCCGGGCCCTCGGCTACGCCCTGGTTCCGGAAATCCGCGTCGGCCGATCGCCGGACGAGTACGACACCCTCCAGAAGTGGGGGCTCCCGTACCAGTTCTTGACGTCGGAGTTGGGGTGCCCTGATCCCGACGCGCTCTTCGTGATGAAGGTCGAGGCGCCGATCGGCGAGTATCAGGTCGGAGACCGCGTCATCGTGGACCGGTCCTCTACGCGTCCGTCTCCTCCAGGCATCTTCCTGCTGTGGGACGGCATGGCGTGTGTGTTGGCGAAGGTGGGAGTCGTGCCTGGCGTCACCAAGAGCCCGACTGTCCGGATAGAGAACGCGAACGGCACGTTCGAGATCGCCCTGGACAAGACGCAGCTCCTGGGACGTGTGAGGGGTAGCTTCTCCCGCCGATGAAGTGCGGGTTCAGAATGACATCATGTAACCCTCCATCACAATCAGGACCGCTGAACTCGATACACATGTATGCTCAAGCCTCCTGAAAATAGGCCGATTTCATGGGGTGTGTCAAGTAGGGTCACGAAGTGTGATCCTGAAAGTAGGGTTTAACTCCTTGATCTGGTTGACAAACACGGGGAAAGCCTGCTTTTGCCTGTAATATCAGACGGAACACAGACTCGCCAACAAACCCTTGATTTAACGGCTCTTTTACGGATGCTGGTGCCATGTATGTGGTCATGTATGAGGGCCGAACATGGTCAGTATATACGAACGCTCCTGGGTAAACGCCAAGGGTGAAGAGAAGAAGGCATTCCGCGTCACCTACCGGGTCGACGGCAGGGTGCGACACAAACAGTTTAAGACCCGTCGCCTCGCCTCGATCTTCATCTCGCGGCTGGAGAGCACGATCCGCCTGGAGCGAGCCGCCGCGTCGATCGCCGACAGCATCACCCTCGACGATCTGTTCGCGTCCTGGATCGCTGCCCGAGAGAGCGGAGCCGACGGCAACCCGCCCCTGGAGCCCGAGACGGCCTACAACTACCGCGCCGAGTACCGGACCTACATCGGGCCCGCCTTAGGTGCGCGCCGGGTCCGGGAAATCACGGAACGCGAGCTGCGCGAGTTCCTTCACGAACTCACCAACCACAGTCTGCGCCACGCCACCCGTAAGAAGGTGTTCGGGACGGTTCGGGCGATCTTGAACCATGGGGTCCAAGCAGAAGAGATCGCGAGCAATCCGGCGGCCCGTGTGCGGATGAAGCTCGACGCCCGTGATGCCCGCCGAGTTGAGCCGCATTCTAAAGACGACATGCGCCAGATCGTACGCTATTGCTGTGACCGCGCCCTTCCACAGAACGGTGCACCAAATTACTCTTGGGTCCGCAAAGCCGCGCTTCTTCATGTTCTGATATACAGCGGACTGCGCCTCTCCGAAGCCCGGGGACTGCGGCGTCAGGACGTCGATTTCGACGGCTGTTGCCTCATAGTCCGTCAGAAAGCTGACCGGCGTGGACGCATAGGGAGGCCGAAGAGCCGACGCAGCTACCGTGAAGTGCGGGTTCCAAAGGTCGTCATAGAATGGCTCCATCGCCTTTGCGAGGGTCATGCCTGGGATTTGATTTTCGCCTCGCGTAACGGCACCCCAATGGACGTGTCGGTGATCGCGCGCCAGTGGTGGCGCCCCATGCTGCGGAGGCTGGGGCTGCCCGTCCTGAAAATCCATACCCTGCGCCACTTCTACGCCTCCAGGATGATCGAGCTGGGCGCCAACGCCAAACAGCTCTCACAGGACATGGGCCACCATTCGGAGGCCTTCACGTTCTCGATCTACGGACACCTGTTTAAGGATGCCGACGTCGAGCGAAAGGACCGTGAGCTGAAAGAGCGCTCGGTCCTCTAGCGGATCAGCGTCTGGACATCGTACGACCAGTCGTGGATGCAGCGGGCGCCCGTGCACATCGGATTGTCGACCAGCCCGTGATAGAAGTAGTTGAACGCCGGGGCGTCCCTCTCGACGTCGGTGTTGTGCACGAGGAGACGGATCGGAGGCAGCTCCTTGTGCGGAAGGATTTCGTCGTCGAGGCGGAACCGGAACGTCTTCACGACCTTGCCGCCCGTCGGCGTCGGATCAGCGAACGAGCAGATCACAACCGGCTTCAGGTCTTTCCCCAGGCCCCACTCGATCGGATACGCGACGCGGCGCTTGTACCGGCGCAGCATCTGCAGGTTCGTCGTGATCTTTCCAGAGACGTACGGCGGGCACACGCGCCGCAGCTCGACCGCGTCGTAGCCCTGTGCCAGGAAGTGGGTCTCGGCGGCGTGGAGGGAGGAGATGGTCCAGGCCCCTTGTCCGATGTCGAACATGGACAGGACGTTCGTCGGCAGCACGTCGCCCATGTGACCATGGAACCGCTGCATGCGGTCGATCCAATTCCCGTCCGACCGGAAGTCGTTCACGTAGATGCGAAGGTCGACGCGATCGGTGCCGCTGCGCATCGAGCCGATCCGGTTCGACTGCGTCATGGCGTGCTCGTGACGCGGATCACCGATGACGAGATACACGTCCGTCCCGACCGGCAGCGGCTCAGCCAGAGCGTTCGCCTGATCGAGCTGGATCATCTTGCCCGCCTCGGAGACGAGGCCCGCCTTCGTCTTGTAGGCGTGCACGCCGTACGTCTTCGGCAGCACGATGAACGGATAGCCGTTGATCGGGGCGGTGTGGTCGATGCTGTTCTTGGCGTACAGCGGCCAGTTTCGATGCGGTGACGTGAACTTGGCCTTGGCGACACGCCCGCCTGTCTTCTTCAGCACGGCTTACTCCAACAACAATTCGACGAGAGGGATCGAGCCCCACGACTCCGACAACCAGCCCTCGTGCACAGCCTTCATGTCGTCGGTGTCGTAGCGCACCGGCACGTCGAACTCGCACGACACCTCGATCGCGTGCCCATTCGCCGGGATCACGCTGGAGCCGAAGGTGATGATGCCGGTGGTGAAGTCGATCGAGCACTCGCTGCTGGTCGGCGCGACGTTGTCGATCGGCACCAGCACGTTGTTGACCCACACGGTGACGGAGTCGACGACGGGCTTGAAGATGCGCCGCGAGTACGGATTGGAGCCGCCCGCGCCGTAGGTCTTGATGATGGGCCACTCGTTCTCGACGCCGTCGCCGGTCCCGATCACCTCCTCGTCGAGCGTGTAGTCGGAGTGGTCCTTGAACCGGAAGCCGACGGCTTTGCCGCGCATCTGGATGAAGTGCTCGCGCACGACGTCCATGTCTTCCTTGTCGCGGATGCCGTAGCTGACGTCGTAGGTGTAGCGCACGCGCGACCAGAGCTGCGAGCGCTGCTCGATCGCCGAGAAGCCCTCGAAGACGTGCGTCTTGAAGCCCGGACCGCCGCTGGAGCCGTAGGCGATGTTGTCGGGGAAGCGCGGGCTCTCAATGAACTCGACGGTCATCAGTTATACCTCACACCGAACTCTGCGGCGTCGAGCGCCGCGACGTTGGCCCAGGCCGCAGCCGTGTTGGGATCGACCTCGAAGACGGCGCCCTTCCACTTGTAGGACGTGCTGAGCGTAGACGGAGCAGGGGCTTTGCTAGTGGTTGTCGCGCTCGACTTACACAAGATGTTGATGGTGCCCGAGCCATCGTTGCGTGCGAGCGCCTGGGAGAACGCGAACAGGATCGCCGAGGCGCCCGACAGGGTGAAGTCGTGCGTGAACAGGTGGTCGTCGTTCGACGTCGACTCCGAGATGTAATCGGTGTCGCTGTCGTAGCCGCCGAGCGTGTCCTGTACTGCTGCGAGAGCTGTGCCCGTGTTCGCCGTCCACGCCGTCGAGGAGCCCGCCGCGTTCGGGATCGTGCTCTCCAGGCGACAGTCGCCGATGAAGTCGTTCAGCACCGATCCCGTGCCGTCCATGACGATGATGTTGCCCAGACGCGAGCCGGTCGAGCCCGACAGATTGAAGATGAGCTGGTTGAGCGACGTCGTGTTCCCGGTACCGCGCCGGAAGTCTCCGGACGCGCCGTTGATGACGGTCTCGCCGTCGACCTTGACGGTCACGGTTCCACTGTCGAGCGAGGCGAACTTGACCTCGATCGTCTGCCACACGCCGTACTTCAGAACGCCGGGAGGGGACGTCGCTACAACGGTGGAGACTGCTGCAGCGTTCATGACCTCGATCGCGCCAGCAGCGGTCGCGCGCAGGTTCCAATGGATCGAGGACGTCGTAGCCTCGGTGCAGCGGAGGAAACTGCGCTGTGTGAACTCGCCCGGCGCCGTGTAGAGCTGGAACATCACCACGACGGTCGACGACGCGCCGATCTTGTCCACCAGCGGGAGCTGAAGGTTGTTCGTTCCGGCCCACTGGATCGCCTTGTCGGAGAAGCGCCCCGTGGTGACGATCGAGTTCGACGCGCCCGCTGCCGTGTAGTTGTCGTTGAACGTGGCGATGTCGGCGTAGCCGGTGGTTCCCGACGCCTGCTTGTTCCAATTCTCCGCGAAACACAATGCCATGGATCAGCTCATGATAACGAAGGTGACGGTCTGGTTCGACCCGCCGCCTGCGGTCTCCGCGACCGACCGGATGACCTCGTAGACCGCCATCGTCACGCGCGCCTCGGGGGCGCCCGTGTTCACCACCTCGTAGGACGCGGCAGTGACGCGCGCCTCGGGAGCGGGCGTGTAGCCGACGGTGACGACTTGCTGTGTGACCCGTGCTGCCATTATGCGGCTTCCTTCGCGTTCACGCGGGTGGAGCCAAAGAAAGTTAGCCACCACCAGCCGTCGTCGCACGGGCCGACAAGGAAGCCGTCATTCGGCGACGGATCGTGGACAAGCGCGTTGCCGCGAGCGACGACGCTGTGATTGACGCCACGCGGGCTGAGACCGCCAACGAGATAGACCGTGTCCTGCCCGTTGAACGCCGCAACGGTATCCAGGATCGTTTGCAGATCGGGAGCTTGATACGCAAAATGCAGCGACGTCAGCCCGTGCTGCGCAAGGAACGCTCTCTCACGCCTGCAGAACTCCTCCGGAGAACAGTCGTCGTGCACGAAGTGCGGCACGTCCTCAATCGGGAGATCGAGAACCGTCGCGATTGCGGCGCGATGACAGTCGCCGTACTGGCCCTTGGTCGGATCGTGCTTGATCGTCTGCTTGACCGGCGTCACGAGATCACCTCCACGCCAAGCTCGGCAGCGTTCACGCCCGCCTGCGTCCACGCCGCCGTCGTGTTGGGGTTGGTGTAGAAGATGCCCATGCGGTGCCAGACGTAGTCCGTCTGCAGGGCCCGCGTGGTGCCCGCCGCCTCGCTGCCACTCACCTCGCAGTAGGCGCGCATGGTCTTCGGACCGGCGTCAGACTTACGTGCCAGGACGCGCGCGACCAGGGCGTGGATCGACGTCGGGTTGACCGCTAGGTTTTCCATCGCGAACCCTTCCTTAGTCGACGCCGACGTGGCGGAGATGTAGGTGCTGTCGTCGTCCGCCGCGCCGAGCGTGTCGTCGATGTCGGTGTCGCCGCCGGTCCAGCCGCTGTCGGTGCCAGCGCCGTTAACGCGCAGCACGTTGATGCGGCTGTCGCCGACGTAGCCCGTCATCGAGCTGCCCTGGTTGTCGTTGATGATGACGTCGTCGATCCAGGCGTTGCCGTTCGAGCCCGAGAACCCGATCGCGGCGAGGCCGCTGTCGGCGTCGTGGGTGTCGATGTTTGACGCCGACGTCAGCACCACGTTGCCGTCGATGCGTACCTCGATCTCGCCCGACGTAGCGTTGGTGCCGGTGGTGACCTTGACCTCGATCCAGTGCCACACGTTCGGCGTCAGCGGATTGCCCGAAGACGTGCCGACGCCCGTGCCGTTGGCGTCGAGGGCAGTGACGTCTCCCGTCGTGTTGTGACGAAGGCCGAAGAGCTGGTTGCCGCCGACGGTGATGCCGCGCAGGATTTGATCAGACGCGCCGCCGCCACCATCGTGCTTGTAGGCCCAGCCCACATAGCAGACGTGTCCGCGCGTCATCGTCGCGGGCAGACCGATATAGGCGTAGTTAGCCTGCAGGGTGTTGACGAGGCAGCCACCGCCGTACCGTCCCAGGGACGACGAGAACGAGATGCCGGACGCGGTATTCCAGCCCGCGCCGTTGACACGCGCGAGGGAGGAATAGATGTCGAAGCCATCGGCGACGAGAAGAGACATCAGGTGGTGGCCCTTATGAAGGCGTCACTCAGGATGTTGAAGAAGCGGTCCGAGGTTCTGAAGAGCGGACCCGCATTCTGCCCAGTCTTGAAAATAGCGTCGAACAGGGCATCCATCTCGGACGCGAACTGTGGGTCCTGGTACCGCAGGTGAGAGTAGAGGTTCGCAGCACCATGACGGGAGCAGCCGCTTACAGTCGACACAGACGGCGCAGGCTGCGCAGGGACCAACGGGATCGCCGTCTCAGGCGCCACCCACTTTCCATCGGCGAAGCGGTAGCCCTTCTCCATGAGAAGGTTCACCGCCTCGACGCGTTGACGGTCGATCGACATCAGAACCCCGCTCCGAACCAGATCATCCAGCCGTGAATGGTGCCGATCGGCGGCATGAAGGCGCCGATACCCGCGAGGACCATCTGGCCCATCGTGGCACCCTTCTCGTTGGCGAGCATGCGGATCGCCCAGATGACGTGCGTGACCCACCCGGCGAGCGCCACGGCGGCGGCGAGAAGAACTGGGAAGAGAATGACGGCCAAGCCGTCCTGCTGATAACGCGCCATTACAGAGCCCTCGTGCCTGCGATCATGATGGAGACGTTCGCCAACGTGGCGTCTTGTGGCGACGGAGCAGTGATGCTGATCCGATCGCCTGCGGCGACGCTGAAGGCGCTACCCGAGGCGGAGAACGATCCGCCGGTCGAGACGGTGATGGTGGCGACGGTCGAGCCGTTCTTCGCCACGGTGAAGGCTGCGGACGCCGTCGGGTTGACGGCGCAGTGTCCGCGAAATCCGGAGAGGTTGGCGCCGACGTCGAACGCGCGCACCGCGACGATCTTCATCAGCTCGGCGTTGTCCGGCGGAAGGCCGTTGTAGTAGAAGCCGAAGTCGTAGACGGCGGTCGTGTCACCCGACAGCGCGACGAGGTAGACGTCCTCGTCGAGCATGTAGAAGATGCCCTGCTTACCCGCCGACAGCTCCACTTCAGCGCCCGAGCCGGTCGACGCCTTGATGGTCGCGACGTAGCTCGTCTCGTTGCGCACCGCGAAGACGCGCTCGGTGGTGATGCTGTTGACGGTCGAGGGGATTTCGAAGTCGAAGTTCGCGCTCGCGCCCTGCAGACGGAACAGTGCGTTCCGGACCAACTGAGACTCGGTGATGGTCGCCGGGCCTGTGCCGATCGCGGTGATCGCCCGACCCTTGTTCATCGCCTGCTCCAACGCGTTGATCGCGTTGTTGACGGTCGTCGCCTTGTTATTCTGAGTGGCGCCGACCTCAGGGATGTCGAGTAGAGGGGTATTGCTCATAGTCGCTCCGTGACTCTCGCTGACGTCTCCAGGCAGACTAAGCCTGCGGCGGCACCTTGAGGATACGATCCAGTCCGAACGGCTCGCCGAAGGAGGAGCCAGAGTGACTGATGATCACATAAAGGTTCTCGGTCGTTCTGTCAAACCCGTCGGCGGTCTGGGTCGCTGCATCGTAAACGTACGAGTTCGTCGTCACGACGACCGTACGCAGGTACGTGGTCGCGTCGATGATCTCGAAGTTGTCGATGTCCGTGGTCAGATAGAGCGTGTACTCCTCTGGCTCGGTCTCTTCCCAGTCCTCGGCGCCGTCGTCGGGCCACTCGTTGTTGCCGTAGCGGGAATTCCGCTGCCACGACACGGTCAGGTCCGACACTCCGTACTCGGCGACCAGATGGGTCACCGCCCGGGCGCGCAGGTTGACGCCGATCCAGCCCTCGGGCGCCGTCGCCTGATTGGGATTGTTCGACGACACGCGCACCTCGGCGAGACGCCCGATCTGGGTCCCGCGCGGGATCACCTTCGCCATGATGGCTGCGGTGTCGAACGTGCCTGCCGCACCCGAGAGCAGCACGAACGGCTCGCCGGACCGGTGCTGGAAGACAGCATCCTCGTTGCCGAACTTGGCGCGGTTGATGTTCTTCAGGAGATACCGCCCGCCACCCAGTGAGGTGACGGTCTGGAACTGGATCAGCTCGCCGCCACAGTAGGCGAGGTTGATGCTCTCGTCGTCGATCAGGTCTTCGAGCGACGACGCGCTCTCCAGGGCAAGCTCGCCCGTGTGGATCAGCTTGATGGTCAGGTCCGACGTGAAGTCGGTCGACGACCACGCGGGCGTAGCGATCAGCGGCTCCTCGACGAAGCCCCAGGTCGGGAACGCCGTCGGCGGGTTGAACGTGTACTGGGCGGCGCCGTTGTCGAACGCCACGGTGATCGGCTTGGTCGGAGGCACCGTCGACTTGCGATTGAGCAGCGTCAAGAACAGCAGGTTGTTCGTCGTCGAGGCCGCGATCTCACCCTGCGTGCGCCCGGCGATCTGCATCAGCAGCGGATCGACGCGCGGGTCGAGCGGCGTGATCTCGTCGCGCACGTAGCGCCCGGTCGCGCCGAACAGATCGACCGTGTCGGTATAGATGTCAGGGTCCTCGCGAGACGCGGTGACCTTGACGGTGCGGTCGTTGCCGATCTCCGTCACGCGCACACGCGCCGTGATGTTGTCCTCGTTCGGCGACGTGATCGTGATCACATCGGACGGGTCCAGACGGAGGTGCTTAGGAGCGGCAGTGAACTCGTATTGCTCCTGGTACACGAGCTTCGAGTACATCAGGATTTCGGCGAGCAGACGCGCGCTGTCGGCGTCGAGCACCATCGGAACGGTGACGTCGATCGCGCTGTCGCTGTCGAACGGGGTGTCCTGGTACTTCGGAAGCGCGAATGACTGCACGCCGTTGCTGTACTCGCGATCTATGTCCCGGTAGGTGAGGTTGATCTTCCTCGAACGTGAGAAGTCCTCGTTGCCGCCTGCCTTGAGCCAGCCTTCCTCGTCGGACATTTGAAGGTCCGATGTCGGAATGGTCGCCACCGAGGACGAGCCACGCGAGCGGTAGTTGATCCGGTTGTCGGACTCGTAGATGTCGAACAGGAAGACCTGAGCCAGCTCGGAGAAGATCGTACGCAGCGACTTGCGCGCGTTGACGGTGTAGCCGTCGAGCGCGAGCGCAGTGAGATCGTCGATGACGAGCAGATCGGACGTGATGCCGATGCGCTGCAGCAGGTTCTCGACGATCGAGGACACGGTCACCGTTGAGCGCGAGATGCGCTCCAACAGCACCTTGGACATCCGCTTGCCACTGGTCGAGGACAGCCACACCAGCGAGTTGTCGGCGCCGTTGTAGAACGTGCGACCGCTGAGCGCAGTCGGGAGGCCCTGCGGCCCCAGCGACGAGATGACCTCGGAGTAGGTCCCGTCCGCCGTGTTGATGACGTAGGCCTTGTTCGAGGAGTAGACGCCGATCTTCTGCGAGGCGAGCAGATGATTATTGACGTGCGGCGTGATGGACGACAGCGTCGTCAGCGGCACCTTCCACAGCACGTTGCCGGTGAAGGGCGACCACTTCACGATCAGGTTCGTGCCGACCTGGGTGGCGACCTGGAGCACGAAGCAATTGTCGACCGGATCGAGCGCGACCCAGCGGACCTGATGCGTGTAGCCGGTGCCGCTGAGCTGGTCCGCCGGGATGCCGTTGGTGATGTCGGTCAGCTCGGGGTTGTTGACGTTGGCGCGCCCGTTCGCTGCCCAGTGCGTCGCGCGCTGGACGGCGATCTTGGTCTTGTCGCTCGACGTCCACGAGAAGAAGTAGACGTGCGAGCCCTCGGTGCTGAGCCCATCCACGAACGACGGCTTCGCGTTCGCGAAGTCCGAGCCGATGACGAGAGGACACAGAAGATGGTTCGTGTAGGTCAGCAGGTTGTTCAGCGTCGACCGCATCTTGATGCGGTTCTTGGTGTCGATGGTCGCGAAGCCGATCGACTTGTTGGCGCTGCCGGTGACGCACAACACCTGCTGCGGCAACTGCGTGAACGGGTTGCGGCCCGCCGTGACGACGCCGTAGGCCGGGGCGCCGAAGCCCTCGTCGATGACGTGGCCCGAGAGACCGCCACCCGGGCCCAGCTCGTCATCGATCGCGCCCGTCTCGCCGTTGATGACGCGCACGGTGCCCGCGTTGCCCACCTGGGTGAGCATGACGATGTGTCCCGTCGGCGTGAGACAGCCGTTCGAGTTGTTGAACTGGGTCTCGTCGAGGCCGTGCCTCGTCACCATTTCGAGCTGAGAGACTTCCTCCAGCGTGTTGCCGTCGATCCACACGAAGCCGCGCTTCGAGCTGTCCGCGCTGTCGCGGCCTCGGACCAGATAGCGGTCGTACTCGGCGTTGTAGTGCAGCCAGTCGCTGTCGATCAGCGCGTCGAAGGTGACCTTCGGCGACGTGAACTCCCAGTAGAGGCGCGGGTAGAGGCCGGTCGCGTTCGACAGCACCTCGACAGTGATCGAGGGGATGGTGCCGTTGGCGATGAAGTTCTCGAACAGGAGGTAGCTGAGCCCGCGATAGGCGGGCGTGTTCTCGTAGCCCTCCTCTTCCGCCATGATGCCGCGCGGGATTTGCGTCTCGCTGCCAACGAAGGCAGAGATCGTCGTCGTGCGGTCCTCGTTCGGGAGCTGCTTGAACGGGCTGTCCTCGTCCAGCAAGTCGATCTGCGCGGAGCCGACGTAGCCGTCAGCGTTCGGCGCCACGACGCCGTCGTTGTCGACGTCCTGGGTGTTGTTGATGACGAGCTTGTCACCCACCCACACGCGCAGGATGGCGCCGATCTCACCCTCACAGATGCCGAGCGCGAAGTTGCAGGTGTAGTAGGTGTAGACCTTGTTGTCGGCGGTAAAGCTGCGCTCCTCGAACGGCGACGCCCAGAACACGTTGCCCGGCAGACGATCCGCGCCGAACACGATCGGGATGAAGACGCCGTAGGCGGACTGCGACCACGACGGCTCGCCCGCCGTGATCGTGATCGGCGAGTAGTCGTTGCCAACGTTGCCTGCGTTGGTGTCCTCGTCGTAGTCCTTCTGCGGCGCCGTGTCCGTCGGCGTCGGGGCACAGTACGTGAAGCCGAAGATCAGCGGATTGACGGCGCGCGAGCCATCGGCAGGCGCCCACCAGTTCGTCTGGCGACACTGCTTTCGACCGTAGGTCGGCTCGCCCCATTCGATCCAGATTTCGTCTGCCATTACGACACCCTCATCGTCGGGTCGTCTTCCGCAGACACGACGCCGATCTTGCGCGCGGTCTTCTTCAGCTCGGCCTCAAGCTCCTGCATCATTTGCTTCTTCGAGGCCGCGAACGACGACGCGTCCTTCGCGTCAACCTGCATGTTGACGTTGATCACGACCTTGCTCTCGCCGGACCCGCCGCCGCCCGTCTCCATGCCGTTGGTGAAGGTCACCGGAACCGTGCGACCGTCGGGGAGCGGGATCACCGCCTCGTCGGGGTGCAGGATCGCCGGGAAGCCGCCGCTGCCGTCAGCGCTCGTGCTCGGCGTGCCGTCGGCGTAGTGCGGAAGGCCGCGTACATCGCGCCAAGCGTTCGGCGAGCCGGTCGCGAAGGACGCCTGGGCGAACTTGCCGGTCCACACACCGTCCTCGTTCTGGATCGCAATGATCTTGCCGTTCTGTCGCAGAACGCCTTGGTCGTTGCCGTTGGGGTTGCCCTGGTTGAAGGCGCCAGAGTTGGCAGAGGACGTCGTGCTCGTGGTCGTGCTTGCCGAAGTCGTTGCAGACGACGAGGTGGAACTGGGGGTCGCACTGCTCGACGACGTAGTGGAGCTGCTGCTCATGTTCGACGACATGGAGTTCATCGCCGACGCCATGCTGGACAGGGACGCCTCCAGCGACGTGCGCATGGTGTCGATCGCTGAGATCACGCCGTCCATTTTCGCGGGCAGGGCCTCGATCGCAGTGATCATCGCCGCTGAATACGAGTTCTCCAACAGCATCGCGGTGCGGATCACGCCGAGATGATTGATCATCTGCAGGTGATCGGCATCGACCTTCGTCCAGTGCTCCTTCGACACCGTCATGAACAGGTCGATGGACTCCCAGATGCGGTACAGCTCGACCTTGATCTCGCCCTGCAGCGTGTAGTCGAGCTGCGCCAACGTCAGCAGCTCCATCATGATCGGCGACGGACCGCCGCTCGTGGTCGTCGCACCGCCCCCGCCCTCGACCGGGATCGAGCCACCACCCGTCAGCGGAACGACCGCTTCGTTGGCGTGCAGGATCGAGGGAATGCCGCCGCCAGGAAGCGTCGCTGAGTAGTTGTTGGTGTTCGCCGTACCGCCCGCGAAGCTCGGGGCATTCGCGAAGGCGCTGAAGGACGCGGTCTGTGAGCGCGGGAGCGCGCCAACGATGCCGCCGCCAGCGCCGCTGCCGAACTCCGCGTCTCCGCCCGCATCGCCTCCGCCTTGCGCCGCCTTAGCAGCCGACGCCGCTTTGGCAAGCCGACCGTAGGCCTCGGCGAGAGCATCGATCGAGCCGATAGCGCCCGACGCAGCGCTCGCGGAGCGGCTGATGCCGCCCGCCAGACCCGAAGCCTGCTCGGACGCCGTGTTCGCCGACGAGGCGACACCCTGCATCTTGTCCGACACCGTGCTCATCGGTGTAGACGCCTCGCTGGCGCTGGTCGCCACCGAGTTGACGCTGGTCGCGGTCTTGTCGATGCCGGTCGACGCCTTCGAGGACGCGTCGCCGGTCTTCGTGATGATGCCGCTGAAGCGGTTGCCTCTGTCGGCCGCGCTGCCCAGATGTGTGTCGAGGCTGGTGCCCGCCGCGTCGAGCTTGTTCATGCCGAAGCTCGCCTCGGTCGACGACGACGAAACGAAGCCAAGCATGGTGTTGAGATCGTTGCCGCCAGTCGCGACAGCGTCGAGCCCGGCCTCCAACTGCGGAGACACGGCGTTGAGGCTGGCGAAGCCATCGGCAGCCGCCTTCGTGGAAGACCCAAGCGACGACATGCCCGACGACGCGGACGACGCGGACGAGCCTGCATACGAGATCGAGCTGGCCGTGGACGCGGTGGCGGTGCCGAGAGCCGCCGTCGCAGCCGCCGTCTGCTGCGTGCCATTCTTCAGCGCCGCCATGCGCTCAGTGTAGCGGTCGACAGCGGCGTTGTAGGACTCATCACTGATGACGCCCAGCGCGTTGCCGAGCGAGTAGAACGCCATGATCAGGCTGTTCGTGATCGAAGTCCAGCCGCCCATGCTCTGAGCGATCATGTCGATGACAGTGACGGCGGCACCGATGAGAGCAGGCCACGTACCGAGCACCTTGACGACGGCGCCTGCCGCCGTCGCCAGGACCCCGAGGCCTCCACTGAATGTAACACTGCTCGTCGCCGCAAGACCGAAGTAGGTGACGACGCCGGTCAGAACGGAGGCGACCGTGCTCCAGTTCGAGCCGAGGAAGCCGATCGCGGACGCGATGCCGCCGAACGCCGTGCCGACGACGGTGCCGATGTTGGCAATCGCCTGTCCGAACGGTGTCAGGTTGCCCGTGAATGTCGTGATGGTCTGTCCAGCGCTGTTGACCTCCGTCTTGGTCTCGATGAAGGCGCGCGTGAGGGCTTGCAGCCCGGCCTTCATCGCCTCGCCCATGTTCTGGCCGAACGACGCCTTCAGCAAATCGATCGCAGAGTTGAGCTGGTTCATCGCGCCCATCGGCGTGTTCAGCGCCTCGGCGAGCGACGGGCCGAAGCGCAGCTTCAGCGTCTCCGCCATCTTGACCAGCTCGTTGACGCCAAGCTCACCCGCTTCCATCAACTTGAAGATTTCGGCGGACGACTTACCAGTCGCCTGCTCCATGACGCGCATCGCCGGGATGACGCCGTCACCAAGCTGCTGGGTGAACTCTTCCGCCGTGATCTTGCCCTTGTTGACCATCTGGGTCAGGGCACGGAACGTGCGCTCGCTCTGTTCGGAGTTGGCACCAAGCGCCGCCAGCGCCGTCGAGAAGCCCTCGAAGATCGTCTTCGCGTTCTCGGCGCCGCCTTCCTTGCCCTGGAACGCCTGCATCAGGCCCTGGTAGCCCTTCAGCGCCTCCTTGAGCGGCAGGCCCATGTTGATCGCTGCCGTCTTGACGTAGTTCAGCTCCGCTGCCGCCATCGTGCCCGAGCCGGTCACGCCCGTGAGCTGCGTATTGAACTGCGTCACCGCGCGAGACGCGTCCCACGCGGACGTCACGAACTGTGCAATGCCTACGCCGCCGAGGGAGATACCGAACCCGGCGATCAGTCCGGTCGCCACGGAGGTTGCCGACCCGAGGAACTTCATCGAGCCCGCGAGCTTGCTGACGCTGCCTTCGGCTTTCGTCGCGTCGTCCGCGATCTTGAGAAGACCCGGCGGTGAGTTGAGCGCATTGATCGCAGACTTCAGCGTGCCGACTTTGCCCTGCAGCGCGGTGGCTGCAGTCGCGATCGTGTTGAGATCGTTGGCGAAGCGGTGCAGGCTCGGCGGCGCCTGCAGCGTGCTGAGCGCAGACGTCAGTCGCGTGATGTTGGTGACGACGGTGCCGATCTTGAGGCCGTCCAGGCGCTCCATCGACTTCGACACAGACGACAAGGCGTTGGCGGCAGAGCCTGCGTTCTCCAGGCCCTGCAGCGCCTTCGCCAACTTGTCGACGTTGTCAGAGACGGTCTTCGAGAAGCCCGTCATCTGACTGATGCGCTGGAGCGTGGTCTCCAGAGACGAGGAGCCCTTGAAGCTGTCGAGCTGCGTCTTGAGCGTAGTCAGGTTCGCGTTGATCGCCGCGAGCGAGGAGCTGGCATCGCCTACGTTGATTTTCAGGTCCAAGGCCATACTCAGCGTCTCCGTCTCGACTTCATGCTGCCCCGCCTGCCTTGACGCTTCTGCGCCATCGCCTGCTTTTTCCGGTGCTTCTCGGCTTCCTGCTCCCAGGCCTCGATGTAGTAGCCGTCGAGTTTGCCGATTACGCCGATGAGCAGATCATGCTCGCTCCGCCCGAACACCCCGAGATATTCCGCGTACGCGTTGATCTCGGAGAGCTGGATCGGTTGCGGCTGCGGGTGCCGGATGCGCCGAGTTGCGAGCGCCGTCCAAGCAGTCCACAGCCACTCAGTGCCTGGGAGAAGCCTCGGGATGGTGTCGAGCAATTTGACTTGCTTGCCCGACTTCCGCAGCTTCTCCAGCTCCTCCAGTTTCTTCGGGGTCAGCTTGTGCTTCGCCCAGAACTGAAGGAACTCTAGGAGTTTCCCTCCACGGCGGCCTGCTCTTCGGCGCGCCAGAATTCGAGCTGATCACAGACGTGCGTGACCGCCTTCGCGAAGTTCGGCAGCTTGGTCATCAGCTCCAGCGCCGCCTCCGGAGAGAACTTGATCGGCTTGCCGCTGCGATCGTTGATGCCTTCCCAGTCGACGAAGCAGCCCTCGGCGACGGTGGTGCGGAGGATGGTGTCCTGGATGTCCTGAGGCAGGACGCCGTTCTTGGCGGAGCTGCGGTACCGGCGGGCCAGTCGCTGGCGGACCGCCATCGCCTTACGGCTGGACAGGCGGCGAAGCTTGATGCGGATGCCCTCGGCGCCGAAGCCGTCGAACCAGCGGCCCTCCTCCTCGGCAGAGATGTCGGTCTCGAACACGTCGAAGATCGACACCGGAAGCTCGGTCGTCTTGTTGAAGTCGGCGGCGTTGGGGTCCACAGGCGGCGTGGCGGCAGTTTCGGTCATAGGTCCACTCCCAGGTTACTAGCGGCAGGCAGTCGGGCCCGGCGAAGGGAAAAGGAAACTCCGCCGGGCCCTGCTCTCTCGACACGTCTCTTCGTGGTACGGGGTCGTTACGCGACGAAGGGACGGATCGAGGAGAAGCGGTCGATCATGAACTGCGTGTTGAGCGTGGCGTCACGCAGGGCGACGAACTCCATCTCCTCCATGACATCCTGGTCGATGCCCTCGGGAGAGATCGGATCGCTGGTGATCTTCAGGGCCGGGATCGTGAACACGTAGAAGTTCCGGTCCGCGTCCGTGAAATCATAGGAGATCGAGATCGTCGTGTG